AGGAGCAGGAGCAGGTGCAGGAGCAGGTGCAGGAGCAGGAGCAGGTGCAGGAGCAGGTGCAGGAGCAGGTGCAGGAGCAGGTGCAGGAGCAGGTGCAGGAGCAGCAGCAGGCTTGAAAGCAGGAGCAGCAGCAGGCTTGAAAGCAGGAGCAGCACCAGGAGCAGCACCAGGAGCAGCACCAGGAGCAGGAAGCATCTTTTGTAAATCACTTAAACTCATTTTTTCATTTTCATAAGGAACTGCAGCAAGTTGTGCTTGATTTACTGCTTTTTTATCTGCTTCGCGTGTTTCTGTTATTTTATTAGTTATAATATTAATATGATTCACTATTGCCGGCGTAGTTATATCAAAAACACCACCAATGGCAACACTATTTGACGGGTTTACTTTATTTGGAAATATAGGAAAATTTTGGTCTGTATTTCTTATAGGAATCATTTTATACATTGCGTTGTCACTATCTGGGTCAGTATTGCATATTTTAAAATTCTCACAACAAATTATTAACTCAGATATCGACTTACTTGAACCCGAAGAGTCGTCTAGTGGATAAACATCCCCAATTAATTTACTATTAAATTTTCCATTATTATAACCAGCTACTCGAATATTACCTAGACGTAAATATGTTAATATATACATACTTTTAACAAATATATCAAGCGGGCCTTTGTCATTACCAAAACTATCATCTTTATTTCTCCATGGAGTTCCTTTATCTGTTGTCAGTAACCTTAACGCAGAGTTAAGCTTAGGCTTAATATCAGAACCTGTAACCATACCATCTCTAAAAAGTCCGGAAACAATAAAAGGATTATTATTTAGATTAGTAATTCGTAAGCCATAAGACTGCATATTAAATCGTAGTTTATAAATAAACACCGCCATTAAAACAAGTTGCATAACATCTTTTGGTAAACTAGCTGATCCTATTTGTTGATTTTTAGATATATCAGTAGTATCAAATTTTATATTGCAAATTCCATATAATGGATTACTAGTAAAATCAGATTTTGGTATATATAGTGTATCTTTCATATCAAAACATGGCAATGGTGGTGGTGGTGGTTTCGGAGGTTTTTTTTTAGAGGAGGGGGGGGGGTTATTTATTACCCTACCATACCCCACTACTTCTGTGGTGTCTTTATCATACCATGTTGGTGCTCCACCTCTTTGTCCTTGTCCTACGTTTTCATGTTCTGCATTATCTTCACCTTCTTCATTTTCTACAAGTTCATCCTCATTATTAGAAATTACATTTTGTAAAGTGTCATCGGTTTCAAATTCTTTTTCTTCACTACCCATTGCACTTTCTACTTCTTCATCGTTATTTGGGGGTGGTTTTTCTAATACTACAGGTGTAGAAATATCTACTGCAGGTTTAAATCTTATATAAACCATAGATGCAAAAGACTTATTTCTACACATAGACTCATATACATCTTTAAAATTTTCAAATGTAGCAGACGTTGAAGCAAAATCTGGAAAACTTTCATTAAATTTGTTTTTAATTGTCTCTGAACAAAAAGCTGCTCCTATTCTAACGTCATAACGTAGTTTATTTTCAATTTCAAATTTACTTTTTTTAACCATAGTTAAATTTCCAAGTGCAACCTGTTTCCCATATTCAGGGTATAACCTGTCTGGAGAACCAAGTGAACTAAGATTAAGATTTTTAAAATCATCCGATGTGTAAAATACTTGTTCAAAAAAGTAAACAAAATCATATGAGTCTTTATATTTTTCGTAGATATCACTAATGCAATTCAGACCTTCGGCATCATGTGTAGAAATTAATTTATCGTGTATTTTACCAAAATAAAGATTAAGACGCTCTCTATAAGTCAATGATTTATTAATATCGCACAATATTTCTTTTTGTGTATCATCCAATTTTGCATCCGCAATACATTTGTTATATACTGCAATAGAACATTGCACATTTTGAAAACAATAAATATCCGCTTGGCATTCATCCATTGCAGAAAACAACCTTTGTTTTCGTTTCTCCCATGTATTATCATTTTTCCATGCAACGCCGGCAAATGAGTTTTCTATTTTGGGATAAAATTCTTGAAGGTCCGATTCTGAAAGTAGTGAATATTGAATAAGCGACACTTGTAAAACACCTGGGTCAAGCGGAGACATCAATGGATTCTTTATCGATTTAATCGCGTTTTTAATAAAAGAAGGAACTAATTTATCAAAAATACCTTCACCTTCACCTTCACCTTCACCTTCGTCTTTGCCCTCACCTTCTTTTTTTTTACCAAAACCAAAGACTTTTTTCCATTCTTCCAACGTTTTAGACTCAAAATTATTTTTCCATTCATTTCGTATAATTGCACCTTTTACACCACACGATTCGAGGAAGGTGCCTTTTCTATCACTTGGAAGTTTCCCCGGCTCTAATTTTTCAAGAAATAATTTTAAACTTATATAGTAACTAGCATTCATGCGTTTTAGTAATTTACTTCTTACTCTAAGTTGTTTAAAACTATCACCCCAATCTACAGAATTTATAATATATTGAATACCCGAGTAACTGAATGAATTCTTATATGAAAAAAATATACCCAACATGAATTTTATATTATGTTTTACGATATCATCAATTTCGGTAATTGATTCTTCTGATAAACATTTTTTTATTTCTTTCACACGAGTTTCATCATCATAATCATAATAGTCATTTCCAATTTGACTAGCATCGGCGATTTGCGATATTATTTTTTGACTTTGTAAAATTTTAATAGTTAAAGATAGTAAATTTTTTTGCGTTAATGGTATTGTTATATTATCTGATAATTGTTTACCTGCTAATACATTGTAAATAGTTATTATTGGAACCATAACAAGTTCACCTGATGCAAGGGTAGTTCTACTTTTTGAATTTTGAATAATAGTTTGCATAGTATTTGAGTTTATTTGAACTGCATAAATAATAGATGTTAATTTTTTTTGATGTTTTTCACTATCGTCTATATTACTTTTAAGTTTAGCAATATTATACAGAGAATCTTTTTCATTCTTTTTTTCGTTTTCTTTTTCCGTTTCTTTTTTAGATATTTGTTTTTCTAAACCGGTTATTTCAGTGTTTATAGCATTTTTATTACTATTATATGTAGAATCATTTATATCTAATGCGTCTCTTTTACCTTTCTCAATTTCTACTTTATTTACCAATAACTTAATTTTGTCCTTTATAATAACTATATTGGCTTGAATCTTTTTAAGGTTATCATTTTCTAATACTAAGTTTGCAACATGATCTTTAGAAGCTGCATCTATTTTTGACTTATACAATAAATATTTTTGATTTATACTTTGAGGAAAAGATGTTCCCGTTGCTGAAGAAAATTCTTTTGCAATCGTTTTACTAATAACATCAAATTTTGTTACTTCTGTTTCATTTTCACTGCTTACTTGCGTATTATTTGCAAGTAGTTGTTTAATAGTATTATCAACATAACCTCCAATTAAACTATAATCATTTCCATCTTTTACCATTAACATCATTGGTCTATTTGCATTTGTATTTCTACCTGGTCCTGATAGTTGTGCCTGTTGACGCGATTCTTGTGAGGATGGAATAGTATATAAAAATATAAAAGCTTTTCCTATATATTGTGGTTTTTCACTTGAAGACCAAAAACTAACTATTCCATCACTATTATCCTCTTTAACATATTGTTTACCAGCAGATGAATATGTAATACTATTATGTCCAAAAAGCTTATTAAAATTTTGTTCAATATCAGTTAGTGTGATTTGGTTTTCTTCACCATTTACAATTTCTGTACGTGGACCTAATAATGCTCTTTCAACATTTATAGGTTTATTATCTTTATCTTTTATCGGCACTGGATTACCTAGTTTTTTCAAAAATCCTCTAAACGCTCTAAGATTAAAAAAAGTATCAACCTGGCTTTTTATAGTAGAGTAAGGCGGAAAACCAGCATTTGAAAATTTAATAAGGGAAGCAATATAAGGTTCAGTATTCGGGTCTACACGACTCGAAATACTTGTTGCTTGAACATTAAGACCACTTACGCCACCCATACCCATACTACCCATACCATACATGGGTTCAGCACCACCTCCCATGACTTCAGTTGGTCTACGAACAAGTTGTTGTTGTTGTTGCATTTGTTGTTGCATTCGTTGCTGCATTTGTTGTTGCATTTGTTGCATTTGTTGCTGTTGTTGCATTTGTTGCATTTGCATTGGTTGTTGTTGTTGCAGTTGCATTGGTTGTTGAAATTGTTGAAGTGGGGGTTGTTGCCCCATTCCTGTCCCCATCCCCATCCCCGTGGTTGTTGCACTAATACCTGAAACACCGGAAGCACCTGAAGCACCACTACCACTAGACAACTTATTTACTGCTTGTTCATTTGTTATTGATTTTTGTGTTTTTTGAACTTCGCTAGGTGTTTCTGTATATCTTCGCGTATAATACACACTTGGCATTTTACGTTTTTTAGTATTTCCTGAAGGATTTTTTACAAATATTTCAGGGTCAATATACATTTTTAGTGTTCCAATAATATATTTATTAATAGCCTCGGTTTGTTTTTTATTTTCTTGCACAACATCTTCACTATCATTATCATATCGTGATGACATATTTATATGATACTATGTTATGTTTATATGATACGATACTATATATTATATTATACGAATAATATTATATATAATAATTATTTAATATTTATTTATGTGTTAAATATTTATGTGTTACTTATTTAAAACTTATTCAAGTCATACGACGCTAAATAGTTCAACTGATTTTGTTTAAATTTCTGAACTTTCGCTCTTTCTAATACTTCCAATGCATCATTGATTTCTTTTTCGGACAAAATCTTGTTATCCACTAGTTCATTCATTCTACGCGACTGAATAAATTTCTTTGGCAGTAAACAATACCTGCTCTTTTCATTCATAATAAAATCAGCTAAAACTATAAAAATCGCAGTCAAACCAAGAGACATATAAATATTTCTTGTCGCCATCCAAGAGATAGTGAAAACCATGATTTCTTTTGTAAGTGCGTATTTTATATAAGATTCCGTAGACTCGTCTAAATTAAGTTGTATATATCTTGAACCAATATTTAAACAAATCATCATAACACCTGCAAAAAAAGTGCTAGAATTTAACGAGTTAATACTATTATTTATTACACCGAACATGATTATTTTGGGTTACTATTATTATTGAAATATATTACTATATACTACCTATATAATTATTACCTATATAAAAATTATAAAATTATAAATACCATAATTCGTTAAAACTAAATCAAATAACAAGAGATGTTTCTGGACACAACTGCGAATACATATTTAACATCCATTGCCCATCTTGTTGAAAGTAAGGGTCTAACTTAAGATTATTCGAAACATTTTGTGCTGCAGGAATAATACTTCTAATTGACTTATCTTGGCAAACTCGTGACTTAATATTTTCTGATAAACAGCTGGGTGTATTCAAAACGTGATTAGTGTTTTTATAAGAGCATCCACTTATTGAACTTGGATTAACATTACTATACAAAGGATTAAAACCACTTGGATATGCAAGACGCCAGTTATTATTATAGTTTTGGTAGTATTTGCTAGTGTCAGTGGGGCATATTGCAGTTTGTAACATAATATTTGACAATGCAATATCTTTGCTATCACTATCACTATCACCAGATTTTAATATATTATTCCACCTTTTTAACTTATCTTGATTTGGTGAGGTAGAATCTTTTACACAATAATATTTTGTAAAGTAATCAAACACTTCTTGACTATTTGTTTTATCTTTAATAGAAGTATTGGACGTGACTAGCATATTTTTCGCTAATATATTTTTGGGTGAAAACCCTTCATATAAGGACATGGATGCGATAATAATAATTGCTACAAATACTAACCCAAGAATTATATTATGTTTTGAAAAATAGATTATCAATAATACTAAAACTATTCTGCCAATAAAACAACTATATGCATATTTATATATCGACGGGACAAATACACTTAGTAAAATAAATATTAGAATAGAATAAAAAAATATACCTGTCATTTAATAATATATATTTAGAAATAAAAATATAGTTAATATTACTATCGTTAGTATTATTAGTATTGTGTTTCACATGAATACATTTTTTTTTAATAAAATGAATACTACAAACCTTCCTGCTTCTATTCCTGCTTGTATTCCTGCTTCTATTCTTCCTACATCTTTCTCCCTTGAACACGATAACATAACCACTACCACCGCGCCTAAAGAAATCGGTTTTATAATATTGCGCAACGTAAACAGCAGCAAAACAAATGAATATTGGAAAGAATGTTATCGGTGTATACGATATTTTTATCCAGAAAATAAAATTCTAATTATCGACGACAATAGTGACAAGGTTTTTTTAACATGTGACGCAGAGACTAGAGAGCTATATAATACAACTATTATTCAAAGTGAATACCCAAAAAGGGGTGAGTTGTTACCTTATTATTACTATTTAAAAAATAAATTTTGCGATATTGCCGTCATTTTACATGACTCTGTTTTTATACAAACACATATCAACTTTCACATAGACGAATATAAAATGCTGTGGCATTTTCCTTCATACCTTATGAAAGATGGTCAGTCTTCGGAAAAACAAATAGAGCAAATAAAAGCACTCGGTCATCAAGGATTGAACCGCGTGTATGAAAATTTTTATTTGAATAAATTTAATGGATGTTTTGGTGCCATGTCGATTATTACGCATGATTATCTCAGTGAAATAAATACTATATTTCAAATAGACAAACTACTACCTCATATAACATGCCGCATATCAAGATGTGCATTTGAAAGAGTTTTTTCGTTTTTATTAGTATATAAACAAAATGAGAAAAGTGTGGCGAATGGTGCAGGAGGAAAAAATAAACACTCGTCGCTACTTGGAGATATTATAAAATATTGTAAATGGGGAATTACATTTGACGAATATATGAAAAACAGACATACGATGAAACTTCCAATCGTAAAAGTTTGGACAGGAAGGTAAAATAGTATTATTGGTTATTGGTTATTGACTATTGGTTATTTCTTAATAGTCGTTAATTTCCGTTTTTTTTTTAAAATAATATCTCATTTTTTTATAGGAATGACATTACCTTTAGCACTATCTGCTTCATCATACAATGAAGATGATGCAAGTGGAACAACGATTCAAAATTCTAAAGCATTGTATATGAGTAGAAATAATTTAGAAATAAATAAAAATACCAACAATAGTAGCAACGATGGTAGTAACAATACAAAAAGTAAAAACAACTATAGAAAAACGATTAAACAAAAACAAAATATTCCAAATCAGTCGAAACTTTCTGCACTTTTAAAGTCAATGGATGAAGCATCAGATAGCGATAATGAAAATGATAATTATAATGAGAATGATAATTATAAAGGAAATGCAAATACGTCTTCAAACTATTTAGGTGTTAGTAATGGTAGCAACCAAAATAGCAACCAAAATATGAATGACACAACTTACTTGAAAGATATTCCAACAACGAATGGCAATCCAATTTCAAATAAAATGTATGACTCTTTATCAAGCAACTATGCAAACCAGTATTATAATCAATTTGTTTCTGCCGTAAATAAAGGTTACGGAAGTGGTCTTGGTTCCGATGATTCGTTAACAGGTGGTGCACACGCATCTATGCCCAAAAATGAACTCATTGAAAAATTAAACTATATTATCGATTTGCTTGAAGAGCAACAAGACTACAAAACCAATTCGATTTTAGAAGATTTGATATTATATGCATTTTTAGGTATATTTATTATATTTATCGTGGATTCATTTTCCAAGTCGAACAAATACGTGAGGTAAAATAAATAATATTTATTTTAGTCGGGAGGACAATCGCAATCGTAATTTGCAGATATTGAAAGCGGTAAAGGTAGCAATTCGAATGCACCCATCAAGAGCAAACGAAAACCACGATATTAAAAAAAATACAATCAGTTTGAATATTTAGAATATTTTTTTTCTTATAGTATTATATAACACTTAATTAAAAAATATGCCTTCCATTTACAAAAAGTATAGTCGCAAACGGGGACATAGTCGCCGGATGCGGACTAAGAGTCGCCATTCATCATACAATCGTCGTCGTAGAAACATGTTTGGTGGCGGTGCTTATAAAGTTACACCATATGATGGAGAAAATGCTGATCGTAATAAAGATAATTTAGATGCTTTAATTAAACTTATCGAGTTGGGTTATGTTAAATATGTTAAATGTCTTACAACTGATAAGTTTACAAGTGAAATGTGGAATGAATTGTCGGGTACGGCTAACCGGGTAAAATTACCTGATATATCCTTAGTAAGAAATCTTGAGTATGGCAGCGGGAAGATTGGGGTTGATGTAAGCGACCCCACGGGTAATACCCTTATCGGTCAGGTTATTTTAGAATCTGAATAACAACATGACTATATTAAGAAATTACTCGGTTATAACACGGACAATAGCGTGTCTCGTGTAACTTTATAAAATTTTTGAACAATTTATTTTATATGACATATTGTAAAACTTATTTATATATATAAATTTTATATAATTTTTATATAAATTTTATATAAATTTTATACTTGTAAAAATACTAATTCGATGGCTTATACAATATATACAAAAACTGGTATGGTTTATTATTCGACATTAAATTGTATTGGGCAAGCATATTAAACCCCGTATCTTTTGCCTCGCTTAAAATAACACTCTGGTCGGGAGTATAAAAATTCGTTGTTTTATTATATCTTTTTCCAGTTTTTTTATTTGTAAACACTTCATACATTTCAATCATCTCGGGATCATACGTATTCATGCGAATTTTAGATTTGTATACATAGCTACCTACTAATGCATCATTATTGCCCATGACATTTACCACAGGTCTTTTGTCAAATAGTTTAGAAATAGTCGGTGAGAATCGTCTTTCTTTTGCAGACATTACTTGCGTGTCATAATATCCACCCACATTTATTAAATGAAGTGCCAAATATCCACCAGGAACCAACCAGCGGTATGCATTTTCAAATAATGCTCGTCTATCTTTTATAGTATATATAGTAAAATCCAGAATAGACACTAACGTAAACCGCTCTGGTTCAAAAACAAGTTGATTCATTCCGTTTCCTAAAACATATTTGTTCCCTGGATATTTATTCATTGCCGAAACTATCATATCTGATGAATTATCTAGTCCATAAGCATTATAACCTTTTTTTGCTAGTGCATCTACATGTTTGCCCGTTTTAGAACCAATAACAAGTGCATCTGTTTGGCGAACAGGTTGTATTTTATTTAAAATAATACCCACTTCATAATCATCTACAAAATCCCGGTAAAATAAGTCTTGGTATATTGTTGCATAAAATTTGTCGAATGAATGATCGTCATCGCCCGTATCGCCCATATCGCTCGTATCGCTCGTATCGCCCATATCGATCTCATTTACACCCGCAATCGTAATATCTTTATTTATAGTAAATCCTTCTTTGTTATAGACCGGGACTTTATTCGCCTCTATAAAAAAAAGACGATAAATATAGACTACGGATACTAATATAATAATAAAAATAGATATGATTATCCAGTTTGATGTTGTGTTAATTTTGTTAATTATATTATCAATAATAGTCATTCTTTAGTCGTTTGTGTCTTTGTGTATTGTGTATATAATATTTATATGTATTATTATTATATTTTTTTATAAAAAAATTAATATAATGGAAGGTGAATATCAAATTAATGATATACGAACGATTGCAGAATTTAAAGGAGAATCGTTTTCAAAGTATAAAAAAACCGATGTAAGAAAGGAACTACTAAATAGTATACTAAATAGTAAAATAGAACACGCTTGTAATTGGAGTGCCGAACTTATTTGTGCGGGTCAATTTCTTGACCTATGGGATATTATTCTAACATTTTTAGGAAAACATATTCATTTAGCAAATCCACGTCTGGCAACGTATATAGAATTGCGTTATGAAAATTTCAAAAATATTATATCGTCTGGCTACCGAGATGACCTACTCCGCCTAAGAAATAATCCAAAAATAAGATCATTATTTGCAGAAGTTATTTGTATCTTGTGTTTTAGTAACAAAAAACATAGTTTCCAAGGCATCAAAATAAACAAACAAGAAGAATATGATATAACACAGATGACGAATAAATTAAAGGCACCATCGGTTTCATTTGCACAAGTAATATATCGTAAAGACGACCCTAAAGAGTTGTTTATTGCAATCAATGAGTTTGCGTATCATGTTTCGCCGGAGTCAAAAAATAGTTTACAAGCCTGTTTTTGGTTAGAATGGGTAATGGAGTTTCAAAAAATATGTGCGAATAAAAAAGAAATGTGTTTATGCGAAAGAAGAAGTAATATTCCTGTAGACGATAAGCACCAAATGGACCCAATATGGATTTTATGGGAAATTATTATAAACTACGCCGAAAATTCAAATAATAAAATGAAAGTAAAAATTATCAATAGTATTTTGAAACTATATTGTTTGAAATATACGCCTGGTGTTAAAAAAAGAAGACGTTATTTGATTTACTATGCTATTTCTATTTTAACCGAAAAATATGATGAAAAAATAGAAATTATAAAAGACAAAGAAGGGGTCGAAATCGTTGTTAAAAAAATCAACGCGGTTTATAAACAAATTAAAAAAAATGAAATTGGGCCGAAAGTGGACTACCTGATGACAGATATTAAAAAATCCAGTATTGAAAAATCGATTGATAAGATGCAGTTATTAAATAAATACGATTTGGGAATGCGGGAAACTGATCGTGAATAATATGGGAGGGCTGGCGAATACATACTCGAGACACATTTATAATATTTTTTTCAGTTTGTAAGTAAGAAGTGTAGTAACAAAAAACAAAATTGCACCCCATAGTGTATCGATAATTGCGGTTTTGAAATTGTAGTTTTTGAATATTGCTAAATTGGTAAAATCGAAAATACCATATGTGCAAAACCCGAGAATAAACGCATCAAAGGGTGTCTTGTTTACAGATATAATAAAATAGTTAAGAATAACCGCCATTAAAACATATGTAAATACTGCTGGTGGCATTTTTGCCACAAGTGGCGATTTTTGTATTGCGAATACCGCTTTTTCAAAAACCGGCTTCCCTATAAGGTATAGATATATCGCATCAATTGCAACTAACAATGCCGACGAGATTATAAATGTATTCATGATGAGGATGTGAGTTTGTTGTGGTTTTTATTGTGGTTTTTGTTGTGGTTTTGTTTTTGGTCTTATAAAATAGTATTATAAAATATTTTACACGTATATGTAAAATATTTTTATAGCTATATAGTAATATTAATATCAATATGACAAAAAAAGGTTCGCGTTCGAAAAAACCTAAACGTTCTTCATTTTTAAAATCATTACATGGGGGTGAAGGCGAAGGCGAAGGAAAAGGCGAAGAAGCACGTGTAGAAAAACCATCCGCATTTTCCGGTATTTTAAATAAACTTTCTGCTTCTTTGCCCGGTTCACGCTCGAGTTCTACAAAGCCAGGAGAAGACTACTATGCCGCGAACGACGAAGATAAAACCAACGACGCATCTTTTCCTATCTCATTTTCATCGTCCAAATCAAAGCCTGATGCATCATCGGAATCATCGGAATCATCGGAATCATCGGAATCATCGGAAGCAAAAGACTCTCCGTTTTCTTCAATATGGTTTGTATTTAGAGTAGTTGTTGTTTTATTTATTGTTGTTGCATTTGCTTTATATTTTACAGGATATTTAGACAATTTAACTGCATGGTATACGAATACATTTGGTAAATATATTAACCCCCTGCTTGTTTCTATTGGGTTAATGAAGTCTACGCCAGTAACCGATAGAGCAACAAATGGCCAACAATCAGCCACTGGAACAAATTCTATCTCCCAACTTGACAAAAATGTAGGAACTGCACCTGTATCGACGGCGACACAACTCCCTGCACCACCTCAAGCCGCTGCTGCACCCCCTCAACAACAACCACAACAACCTATATACCAAACCGATAATATAAAACCGATTCCAATTCAACCCGATCAGCGACAAACCCCTCTTAAAAATGTGGGCGATTCTGCGCGACCACCCGCCACACAAGCAGCGGCATACCAGGAAGAAGAAAGTCGCGAAAAAGCTCGCCAGAAATCGATACAACAAGCTTTAGAATACGCGAAAAAAAATCAACAGAAACCTACAGCAGATGACCCCAAAAAAATCCCTGGTCCAACATCGGGATATTGTTATGTAGGCGAAGACCGCGGATTTAGAAGCTGCATTGAAGTTGGTGAAAGCACAAAATGCATGTCAGGTGAAATATTTCCTACAAGGGAAGTGTGTGTAAATCCTCGCTTGCGGCCTTAACTTTAAAATTCTTAATAATTTTTTACAGGTATTCGGAATTTAATAATATTATATCATTACAATATAGTATTATTAGTATTATTACCGACGACTCCTTAGAGGTTAATTTAATTAGAAGGAGAAAGTATATTATTTTATTATTTTAATTCTAAACATGTCATCACTACAAGTAAATGCGAGCACATTTACTTTGTCAACAGGTTTGATTAGTAGGTTTGATGGTGCTGTATATTTTACAAATAATACAAATGTTGATAATGTTTACGTGACGATAGTTTATAATTTAAGTTTAACGGGTGGCGGTATGTCTGCTGCAACTTATGGTTATAATTTGTTTGGTAAAGTTTTATCTAGTAACGGCACCGAATTGTCGTATGCGGTTACTCCTATTAGTGCCAATACCGAATATGGTGGTGTCGGAACAGGGTCATTACTTCTTAGCCCATCGGGTTTAAATAATACTGGAAATAGATCTTATATAGGACAACCATTATATATACTTTTTTATAGTTCTCAACAATTAAATATTATAAGCGGTATCGGTCCCCTATATTATTCTCTACCATTATATTTTCTTTTTCCAGATGGTACTAGTTTAAACACATACGGGGGTATACAAAATATAATTTCATATACTATTCAACCATGTAGTGCACCAACATCTTTAGGTGCAACATCTTATCAAAATGGGTATGTTCCACTAACGTGGGCTGCACCCAATAGTGATGGCGGAAGTCCAATAAATAGTTATGTTATTCGATATAGCAGTTCAAGTTCATCGGGGCCATGGAGTAGTTTATATTACATTAGTGTAACTACATCGTATAGCTTTGGTGGGCTTACTAACGGAACTACGTATTGGTTTCAAGTGGCAGCAGTGAATGGATTTTGTGGTAGCGGTGCGCCCGAATCGGGACCATTTATAACGTCTAACTCTGCGACTCCTGGAACAATCCCAAACCAAGTTACAGGCGTAACTACTACATCCGGGCCAAATGTGGGTAATATATCCGTAACATGGACTGCTCCGGGTAACGGAGGATTAGCAATTTCATCCTATATTTTACAATATCGAGTAACGGGTTCCGGAAGTGTTTTTACACCTATTACCGGAATAGGAACTACAAACACCATAGTTACAGGATTAGCCAGCAGCACAACATACGATATTCGTGTTGCGGCAGTAAATATAGTAGGAACCGGCACGTATAGCGACATAGTAATAGGAACAACTTTTACTACACCTAATAGTCCAACAAATTTAACAGGCGTGGTCGGTAATACACAAGCCACCCTCACATGGACTGCACCAACAAGTAATGGAGGAACGCCGATAACAGGATACGTAGTAGAATATAGCATAAATCCTTCGGGGCCGTGGACACCGGTTAATACTGGCTCTACGGCGACTACGTATACATTAACGGGGTTAACAAATGGCACATTATATTACGTTCGCGTTTCGGGTGTTAATATAGTTGGCACAGGAACACCTTCCAATGTAATATCATTGACACCTTCTACTATCCCCGGTGTTTCTGTTATTATATCTTCGGTAAGTTGTGATAACCAGCAGGTTTCGGTTACATGGGCACCCCCGGCTAATACCGGAGGTTCACCTATATTGTCATATAATTTGCAGTATAGTACAAGTTTGACTGGACCATGGTTGCCTACACCACCATATTCGGTTAACGCACCAACAACACCAACAATTAGTTACACATTTACCGGTTTAACAAATGGCACGCAATATTATTTTCAAGTCGCAGCAGTAAATGTAATCGGTCCCGGACCATATTCTGCACAAACCGCGAATTCAACCGCCACGCCATCAATTACACCCCAGCCACCGATTCCAATCACTACAACCGCCATTACGTCTAGTAGTATTGCGATTTCGTGGACTACACCTACCGGACTTGCAAATACGGGGGGTAATCCGATTACTGGATATTTGATTTATTGGTCGCAAATATCATCCACGGGTTCGGTTATACCCCCCGTAAACTCTTACAATACTACTACAAGCGGCACCCCTCTTGCTACTACATACACTATAACCCAGTTAACACATGCTACTTTATATGAAATAGAAATATCAAGCATTAGTTGTTCGGGTGTTGGTCCAATATCTAGTCCTGCATTATATATTACCACCGCAAGTATCCCTCCATCCGCGCCAACAAATGTAGCTACCTCCGGGTGCAATACCGGACACACAAATAGCGTAATACTTACATGGACTGCACCAAACAACGACGGCGGAAGCCCTATTACGAACTATGTTATATATTATAGAACGACATCGCCTGTTGGTATATGGTATACATATAATACAAATTCGGCAGCTACAAACGCTATTGTTACATTGCCATCTTCCAGTGTTTCATACGACTTTAAAGTCGCAGCCCAAAATGTCGCTGGTGTCGGTATTTTCTCATCTCCCATCGTTTCGTCTTCATCTTATAACCCCCCTACTGCCCCTACAAATCTTGTAGCAACCACGAACACAAACGGATTTGTCGTTTTAACATGGACCGCGTCGACGCAAGAGGCACCTCAAACTATTTCTTACTATGTTATTGAGTATAGATTATGCGAATTTGGTGGGTGGATAACATACTTTACAACTATACCATCGCCTACAACTTCCGCAACAATAAATGATCCAAATATTGCAAATAATGTGTCTTATTTGTATAGAGTTTATGCAGTGAATTCGTGTGGTGCACGAAGTCCGCTATCAAACACGGCAAGTGCGACAAGCTATAACAACAATGCACCTACACGTTTATGGTCTCGATTCGATATAAATTGTTCTGGGGATATTACATCGGTTGATGATTTGAACAAAAATATGCTTCGAAAAGCACAAGTATTGCAGTATCCTGTTGTTGGATCATTACAATACTCAAGGGCGACACTATGGTCAATGGCAGCAAAAAATCAACTCACACGTCAGAAAGCATGGGCATCACAATCCCAAGAATATACATACCCTAACATTACAAATATTAATAATGAACCAGGGGTCGGTTTAAGACAGACAGCGACATCTTTGGTTTGCTGGACACCTCCGCCGTCAGTAATATGCAACACTTCTGGTGCATCCGATGTGCCGGGAAATTCGACAACGCTTTGTTTCTCTAAAAATGCACCATTTAATAATTATAGACGCCCCAATACGTATTCGTCGGGTGGGACAAAATTTCCTGTATTTTTTTCAAAATGAAGTGCCAGTGGCCAAGCATTCAATAAAAATTCAATAAAATATAAACTATTTTATCATTATGTAAAATAGTTTATAAAGTCGCACAATAACGTCGGTTCTCTTTGGTTATGCGGGTTATGCAGTTATGCAGTAGTTTGGTCAAAATACCAACGATTTGACAAGAATCTCGGTGCAGAGTTGGTCAAATCAAGTGCTTTTGAAACGGGCTTAAGATTTGGACCCACTGAAATAATATCCTGTATTTCTGTAACACTAACGGACCGATTATAGTATGTCAAGTTCGACAAATATCCACTAAAACCGCCATTTAGAGATACATGAACATCGTCGTAGTTTTGCTTGACGACCTCTGTCATGATGCGACGTTTTACAAGACGACCATTGACGTAAATATCGCAGTTCTTATCTTGAACGCGTATAACTATATTTATCCACTTGGCCATAGGCAAGTCTGTGACTTCTATTACTTCTTGATAAGGATTATTGAACGAATTCATTATTACACGAAATCCATCATAATGCGGGTTGATATAAAGACCAGGTGCATTGTTTGGTGTGGTCGTTCCTGGAAAATTGCTAGTAGGCTGAGACGTAGATGTGTTGCCCTTGTTAAAAACATGGTGGTAAAAGTCACTATCACTTTCGAATCCGTTCAAATAGAGCCATACACACCAAGTAAATTCAATACCATCTTTTTCGTTTTCAGAGCGAAGAATAGTTATCGAAGATTTATTATTTGGGTCTTGTGATATTGTTCTAGATACTGAACCATTTTGCAAACCATCCACCAAGACGACTTTGCCGCTCGGTGAAAATATCCATGTAATAAATGATATCATTAATCTAAATAAAATAACAAAACCAATTATCACCATAAGTAGAAACGCCAATTTTGCAACCCAGCTGTTTGATTCAAGAAATTCCGTCGAACCATTCACTACATTTTTTGATGAAAAATCACTAAATGATGCGGTGGCACCGGCTCCTGCTGCACCTAAACCGGTGCCGGCACCTGTGTCACCAGAAGGTTCGACATTTGCACTTGTATTTGATGTATCCGCCATTATAATCTAAAGTGTTATTATTATATTATTTATATATTATTTATATATTAGATTATTTATAATAGCTTATTTATAATAGCTTATTTATAATAGCTTATTTATAATAGCTTATTTATAATAGCTTATTTATAATAGCTTATTTATAATAGCTTATTTATAATAGCTTATTTATACTATTTTTGATATAAAAAATTTATATATAATTTTTTATATCTGTATATTTTGCTTTATTATTGTCACCTCGTCGCATTGCTAAATTGCCATATGGATAATCTAGTATATTAAATCTTAAAGCTCTTTATTACATTGTTATCTTTCAGGAATGCGAATTCCAACTTGTATCTTTGGAACAAGCTGTTCAAGCCAAATGGTGAATTGTTGTATCCTCTTGCATATGTATTCCACGCATCTTGTGGGCTAATAACATCCGGATTATATAAAACACTAGCAATATAGCCAGTAAATCCGAGCAATTCACCTCCACCTGGACACTTGTTGTCACCACCCCCTCCACCAATATAAATTGTGCTTCCTGCATTTATTGGTTCTGCTACATTGTTAAGTGAGCATGTTCTTACTAGTTTTCCATCAATGTAAACATCTACCGCACGATTGTATACACTAATAGATATATTCACCCACGCCTGGACGGGAAAGTTCGTGACACCGCATGTAATATTTTTTGTTTTCGACGATGCATCCCTTACATATATATTCAAATCATTTTTAGTGGCGTCTAAAGATAGTTGAAAAAGAGTAGCAGGATCTCCTCCAACTATTGGGGGTTTTTGTATACTTATTATATTCTTAGATTTTCCATAGTTACCAGACCAATCACTAATATACGTCCATACCGAAAATGAATAATTATTTAAACCACTTTGCGATACTTCTTTACCTGAAACGCAGTTTAGAATATTAGCATTTTGGAAAGACACTAAGACCTTTACGGAAGTGAAGAAAAATGTCCATATTAAATATAATATTATAACAACGATTACAACACCTATTATTATTTTTAAATCCATTTATAATATACGAATAGAAATTTTCTAAAGAATGTTTTTTATTAATTTTTATAACCATGATTTTTAATCTATTTATAATAAATTAAAAATCGTCATTATAAAATCGTCATTATAATCTTGTTTAATCTTGTTTTATTTTATTTTTGCTAGTTTGAAGTAGGTGGGTTGAAATTTTTCAATGATTCATAAATGATTCTTATATTTTCTGCTAGTAATGGGTTTTTATAGTATACTAAACTACAGGCCTCTCCGTATATACCCGGATATGAACCAACATGTATTGATTTGGGGTTGTTCAATGGTATAACCTCTGCTGCAGATGTTACTAAAACACCATTCACAAATATATCCATGTTACCATCTGTGAAGTTTACGAAAACATGATTCCACCTTGAATACAATACTTTTATTTCTCGCATATTATTCTCGTTCGGAAAAACAAATATTTTTTTGCCACCACCCACGTCATTTACATCTACTGCAAATGATAACGTGCCTTTTTGTGCATTAAATAGTATATTTGGCACCCCTCCAAAGTTGACAAGTGATGTATTTTCAACATATGCTTCATTCGTATTATCCGGCACAGGGTGAATATATACCCAACAAGATACACCATAGTTTGTCCTCTTTTTCTCTAAAAGAAGGATTTGTGGTAGATCAATGCGTGTTTTCATTTCCATCGGATATACCTTATCTGTAATTACTACACCATCATAATTTACTACTTTATCAAATGCTACCGGAAGCAAAAACTTGGATGCAATTAATAATACCTCAATTGCTAATATAATCATTACTATGTGTTGCTTCTTTGCAATATTAAATTGTTCTGCAAATGCATTTGTCATGTCAATAAACAAACAAGGAATATATAATATTACTTTAACTATAAAACTATAAATAAATCCAACACCAGCTTCAGAATTTGGACTAAATTGCACGTTAAGTGTTTGCATATTCAGGTTAAAAATAACCATGATAAGTGCAATCAACCCAACTGCTAAGATAAAATTAATAAGTGTTATAACCTGAAGAGACATCGATTGTAATTTTAGTATTCGCATTAATAAGTATACGACTATCCCCATAACAACTGCAAATCCAACAAACGATAATATAATTTTGGTGATAAGACTTGTATAGGGTCCGGCGCTTTTTATACCTTTTACACCCGACAATGAATACAATGTCAAAATAAATATAAGAATACCTATGATTAGAAATCCGGCCAACGCAAGGCTCTTATATGTAGTCAAAAATTCGAAACTATTTTTGTAGTAGATATAACAGACGAACCAAACATAGAAAATCAAAACTGCAAGTATAAAATATCGAATCGTTCCTGTTAAAAATGCTTTTATTGTGGATGAATAAAATTCGGCATCTTTTAAATAATTTAAAAATGATGGCGACATAACTGACCCAGCTTGTGTAGTTCCTGTAAATGTTGAAACGCCTGAAAACCCTATTAACTCAACCATATACAAATAAAACCATCGCAACAAAAATAATATAGTCAAAACTTGGGCTACATTTGCCCATAGCCCATTGTTTGTATATTTATACAAAATATAGTTTAATAATCCGATACCAGTAACGACTAGCACATTTATGGCGAGTGATATTTTATTTGTAGTGACATACGCAATAATATTTTCTGAGTTTATAAAGAAAACGCAGAGCAAAAGTATTGCAACACCTGCGATTATTTTTATAGATGTGCTTACTTTATCCCAAAACATAAGACCAATCGTTAATACAACCAGAAAAATTGCACCAAATATTATATTCCTGTATTCACCTAAGTTGTTAACTATTTCTTTGAAAATATAGGTAAATCCGTTAATTAATGGGGTAAACATAAAGTTTAATACTAGTAAAATACCCAAAGCCCCAGCAATATAATCCGTAATGTATCTTAACGAATCAGGCACATAACTTCTTGATAAAATTAGAAGCATAATTGTTGGAAAACACCATGTAAATACTAGAAAATTTTTATTTTTAAAAACTTCACCTAAATTTGAAATATTTTTAAATGCACATAGTGTTAAAATAGATAGAATTAGTATTATCGCTATACTATATCCACCTGTTGCACCACCGATAGTCGCCATTATAAACAACGATATTCCGACCAATAAAAATATGAAGAATTTTAAAATGATTGTAACGTTTAGTGGCTGTTGTGATGCATTCAACGTATCTGATAACAAAAATGAAAATATTCCTGGTCCTCCTCCTCCTTCTTCTTTTCCTTTTACTGCCGCCTGTTTTGAAGGTGACGATGACGACATTCTATTTTTATCTAGTTAATTATTGTCCTATTATATTGTCCTATTATATTGCCCTATTATATTGTCCTATTATATTGTCCTATTATATTGTCCTATTATAATTTAATATATAAATATAAAATATAATACCACCTAATACCACCTAATACCGCCCAATACCGCCCAATGCCCTAATGATTCAATCTATCCATGGCGGTTTTCTTTCCGTGACAATCACGACATAATGCTACTAAATTATCTAATTCGTTTGTTCCACCATTGTGCAATGCTATTACGTGATCTACCTCAAACCATGCAGGAAGTTGTTTGTTACAATCTTTACATATCCAATTCTGGTTTGCGGCTATAAACTTTTTCTTTGTTTCACTTACGCTTCTTTTTGTTGAACCTTTTCCGGATTGCATCATACGATTAATTTGTGATTGAAATGTATTGCCTCCTCCGTCTGCTCCTGTGCTACTATTACCCCCGCCATCCCCGCCACCCCAAACACTAGTATTCGTATCATTAAACGATTTCGAATTTGTTAAATTTAAAAATGGTGCAATAAGTGAAGCAGAGTCGCGCGTCATCGGTAATGTTTTTATCATTTCATTTGCTTGTCCTAAAAACTCCTTCGAATTTTTTGGATTCTTTTTTAAAAATAAATAAATAGAAAGCCCGGCAAATCCAAATGTTATCATTTTCAAATATTTGCTATGTTTTATAGTATTAAATAACTTTACCAATTTACCATCATAATACGTATTTGCAATTAATAAAGCAGTTATTATAAATATGATAAATTCTATCTTCATCGTATAATATAAATATGTTAATATAAATATGTGAATATATCTACTATATATTTATATTTTTATTACATTTATTCGTTGCGTTCTATTATGTCTGCTTCGTGTTAACTTCGTGGTTGACAATGCATCTACTTGTCCTAGTTTCGGATGCGGATACGGATGCGGATGTGCGTGGAACTTTTTTACACTTTTATTAAGCTGCAGTTTTCGAATACCAATACTATCTTTTATTTTCATATTGTTACTTAGGTGTTGTGATGCGAGTGGCGAGACAGCTTGCGCGCCAATTTCGTGTATATTTTCACTTACGATATCTTCATATGAAGTAATTTTATTCGCGTTCTTTTTATATTCTTCGTGTGGATTCAACTTGTGTAAAAATAAGTTTACTTTCTTAATGTCGTGTATTAATTTTCCTATATTTATTACCTTTGCACCATTTTCGAAAATGTTCTTCACAAGAACATTCATCAACATTTGAATATATATTTTATACTCTTTGCTACTTAACGTGTAATTATCGATTGGTTTTTTAATAAGTTCATAATAAATAGATACCATACCCCATATATCCACGTTATGCATATAGACACGTTTAAAATATTTACCTAAATTCAATACATTTGTATTATGATTTGTATACTCAAATAGCACGTCTACTATATAGTTTATAACGTAGTTTGTATAAATATCTTCTGTGATCGTATCATCTATAAATAAAACATTACCTTTTACCATTCGTAAGAAGTCCTCTTTATAGGCACAAATAAATACACTTGCCAAGTACTTATGTATTTTACTATAATCGTTTTTAAAATTTGAATACTGAGCGGTTGCAAATATTCGCAACGACTCTTTCTCGATATGCTTTCCTTGTTTTTTCAAAATAACCAAAAAGTCTTCATACTCTTGGAGCAAATTTTTAGAAAATAATATCGTTGAAAATGGATGCTGATATTGCATATCCAGTCCAAATAAATCCTCCGGAACGCTTTCACTTGGAGGGACTAAATAAGATAAACCCCAATCAATTAAAACAGGAACCTGTATATTGTCGGAAAATAATATATTAGCACTTTTTAGGTCGCCATGAATTACTCCTGTGCGATTCATACTGGGAACAACTAACGAAACAAACTTAATTATGATATTATTTAAAAAAATAAGTTCTTTTGTGGATAATTTTGTATTCTTGATATAAGCATGCAACGACTCCCCTAATTTTGGCATATTAATAATCTTAAACTTATCTAAATTATCATTTATATTTTTCGCGGTAATCGGTAATTTTGTTTTACTATCACTTACATATGAAAGTATCGTATCGCATACACTTTCTATATTCGTTGTGTCGCTGTTTGTTAATGGCGCAGGGTCACATATAGTAAAATCATCTATAGATAGATATTTTTTTATGTCTTCTGGTAAATGTTCTAATTTCTTTTTAATTTTTACAACGTAGTCGTATTCTCTTTTTGCATATTTTGTTTCGATTAATTTACTTACAAATTTATCTTTTTTATCATGATCATAGTGACTATTGCTGGTTCTTTCTGTGTCTTTGCATCTTAATGCCGGGGAAAAAATACACCCAAATCCTCCTTGCACAAATGGTGCACCTCCGTGGTTATAACTAGTCAGTATTTTTTTGTGATTACTTGTTCTTTTTGTAACACGCTTACTACGCCATCGTTTATGTTTTATATTTTTCCTCTTTGTTTTTGGTTTTATTTTTGGTTTTATTTTTGATTTTGTAGTTGGTCTCGGTCGTCGTTTCACTTTCATGTTTGTTTCTGTTTTTGTTTTTATTTTTGTTATAGACTTGTGTGTGTGTGTGTGATATATATTATAATATCATGATATTATAATATTTGCAATTTGTAATAAAACGATAATTAGTTACTTTTTATACATATAATACGCGGCACTTACTCCTAACACGACGATTACAAAAAAAACCAATTTACGCTTATATTTATTTTCTTCTCTCATAAGTAATCCTTTGGGTTTATAATTATTGTAGTATTTTTGCATTGCTTCGGCGAGCGACATCTCATCTTTACCTTGCATTTCATTTACGCGATTATGTATAAAATGAACCCACTTAATAAAAGAATCGCGGGAGTCTAAATATGGCGCTATAGGATATTTATCTAATAACTCGCTAAAATGATTACCCATCGACGGAATAGGGATAAATAAAGGGAAGTTTTGGATAAGTTCGTAGTATTTCTTCTTGGTAACGTCATTGGGGTATTTTGGATACGAAATAGCGATGGTTAAAAGGACAAACCAATAATGCGGCCCCCATACATTTGAATCTAAAACCATTACTAATTTGAAACTATATAAAAAGATAATGAAGAATACATATAATAAATTGTTTATTAATTTTCCGACAAACAAACACACCAACAAACACACCAATAAACACACCAATAAATACACAAAATGTCAAACACACACGGAAACGGGAATGCATATTGTAACAATTGTGGAAAATGTGGTCATATATTGAATGATTGTAAGAATCCAATTACGAGTATAGGAATTATTTCATTCAAGTATAACAACCTTACAAACTCGATGGAATATCTTTTAATCCAGAGAAATAATAGTTTTGGATTTGTCGAATTTATTCGAGGCAAGTATCCGCTCTATAATATTCAATATATACAAACACTAATAAATGAGATGACAATGGACGAAAAAACAAAATTAATAAGTATGAATTTTGAAGAACTATGGAGTTTACTATGGGGTGAATATTCCAATAACCAATATAGAAGTGAAGAAATATCATCAAAAGATAAATTTGAATTGTTGAAACGTGGGATAAAAATGAGAAATAATGAGTTTAGTATTCAGTCTCTTATAGATTCTTCAAATACGTCCTGGGTGGAACCTGAATGGGGGTTTCCTAAAGGACGAAGAAATTATCAGGAAAAAGATATTGATTGCGGAATACGCGAATTTATGGAAGAAACAGGATACGGAATCAACGATTTTAAACTTATTGAAAATATTATTCCCTATGAGGAAATCTTTATTGGTTCAAATATTAAAAGTTATAAACATAAATACTACCTCGCATATATGGTAAATAACAACGTATCTTTGGAAACAAAAAAGTATCAGAAATCCGAAGTTAGAAATATGAAATGGATGTCATATGATGAATGTTTAAATGTCATACGTCCTTATAATTTAGAAAAAATAAATATAGTAAAAAAAATAAATAAAGTTTTGCAAGAATATAGATTATATTAAGATTATATAAGAAGTATACTTGTTTTTATAATATCCCGTAGTATTAGTATTGATAGTAGCCAAAACCAAGTTATCATAAACACAACATAACATAACATAACACAACACAACACAACACAACACAACACAAGATAAACATAGCATAAATAAAATGAGTAAAGCGATTGGTTCCCCCGAAGAAGTATCAAAACAACTTGCATCTTTATCGCCTCCGTCACCTTTGGCACAGGACGATATTGATACAGGTTTTCACCTTACCCCTCCTGTTTTTTCCGACTTGTCATCGGCGCCTTCGACGCTTTCAAAGGATTCAATGGCAAATGTGTCCATGTCCACATCCGCATCCAAATCTAAAAAAGGATTAACCCCTTTAAATATGTCTGGATTCTCTAGTGTTTCGTCGGCGCCAAGTGCAAGCGCAACTGCAAGCGAGCGTTCTTACTTATCAAGTCCTGGTTCTTACACGTCAAAGGCGAGTAGAGGTAGTAGTAGTATTAATAGACCCCTAAGTGCAATACCATTTTCGCCTGATATTTCTTTTTCTCCTTTATTACCATCGCCGTCGCCTCTATCTTCGGTATCTTCGGTATCTTCATCATCATCATCGTCGCAAAAAAAGGTAAAAAAACCATCAGTTCTTGTTCCGATTCCGGTTCAGCAGCGTTCTACTTTGCCCAGTGCAAGCAGCTCTGGCAACTCTAGTGCGGGTAAACCGGGTCCGATGTCACAGCCTTCAACTATATTTAGTTTAACACCAACCATATTGTCGTCTGCATCTTCGACGTCTTCGGTTCCTTCTCCATATGTTGCACCACCACCCCTTAAGAAAATAAATACTCAAGAATTGGCGACGTTACCTGATTTTGGCGGACTACCTACACTTCCCGATATATCAGATGCTATTGTTGTGCCACCACCACCTCCGCCACCACGACTACCTGGTGTCACCAATCCTTCGCCTTCGCCTTCGCCTTCATCTACGTCTTCCACGTCGTCTTTTGGAACGTCGGTGGCGTTTACTCCTACACCTCAGGCAACGCCTCAGGCAACACCTCGTGTAGAAGAACAAGAAGCTTTATCGCGTCCTTCATCTCCCGCTTCGATTTCTGAAAAGGAAGAAACGCCTGAAGCAGTGGCGGCGGCGGCGGCGGCAGCACAACCACAACCCATGCCGTCACCAGAATCGCCACGATTGCCCGCAGTAGTTCCTACCATACCACTGACATCACCCCCATCACCCCCATCACCTCCAACACCTCCAACATCCGGCGAAGAAACTATTATGCATGCCATTGAAGATGAAAGTTTTCTTTATCCCACACTGGATGACCCCGAATTTAATATTAAGATTGCAGAAAAACGCGAGTTTGCGGATACAACATACGATGGCAAGGTCTATGACTCTATGCAAAAAATAAAAGAATACGCAAATAAGATGTGTAATGCCGATTTTGAATTGTCGCCACACCAGCTTTTTGTTCGCAATTTTCTATCGATTCAAACCCCATACAATAGTCTGCTTTTATATCACGGCCTCGGCACCGGCAAAACGTGTTCTGCAATTACGATTTGCGAAGAAATGCGTGACTATCTTGTCAATATCGGCATGTCATCTGCAAAGAAAATTATCATAGTCGCCAGTCCGAACGTCCAGCAAAATTTCAAACTCCAATTGTTTGATTCGCGCAAACTAAAACTTATCGACGGCGTATGGAATATTCGCTCATGCACTGGTAACAAATACTTGAAGGAAATCAACCCCATGAATATGAAGGGTATGGACGAAGAAAAAGTCGTCAAAGAAATTAAAAAGATTATTAAAAATTCATATATGTTTCTCGGATATGACCAATTTGCTTCCCTCATTCAAAAAACATCCACCATCGACGACAGCATCGAAGATAAAGTTCAACGTTATAAACTTATAAACCAAAAATTAAAAGCGGTTTTTGGTAATTCTCTTATTGTGATCGACGAATTTCATAATATACGAAATACGAACGAAAATTCAACAAATCGTGCAGTAGCAAACGAACTCCAAAAACTGGTAAAATTCGGTCCTTCTTTATTGACGCGACTGCTGCTTCTTTCCGGCACACCCATGTATAATAGTTATCGTGAAATTATTTGGCTACTCAATATTATGCGGTTAAATGATGGGAGGGCTATAATACACTATCGTGATATTTTTAACGATAATCCCGATGATGGTATTTTTGTTGAATCTGTTGACGAAAATGGAACTATGACCGAAACCGGTCGCGATAATTTACGCAGATTTTCTACCGGTTATGTCTCCTACGTTCGGGGTGAGAATCCGTATACTTTTCCATATCGTATTTATCCCGATGAGTTTGCTCCAATGCAGACATTTATCGGGGGTGAACAAGTGAGAGAAACGGGAGAACCGGGAGAAGCGAGAGAAGAGGGAGAAACGGGAGAACCGGGAGAAACCACAAGAAAACCAAAATATCAAATCCCTGAAATACAAATCAGCGGAACTATGATTCCAATCCATAGAAAATTAGACATGATGCAAAATAAAATTTATTTGACAGATGCATCACCCTATCAACAAAGCGTGTATACATATATTACGAATCAGCTTCTAAAAACGAATAAAGAAGAGATAAAAAATATGGAACGCAATGACCAGGCCGAACAAACTGCAGGAATTACGTTATTACAACGCCCCCTTGAGTGTCTGAATATTGTATACCCCGCGGATGATTTTGACCCCGCGGTCGCCGAAACTAAAAACTACGATATTCGCGGCCTTGTCGGAAAATACGGGCTCCGACGTATTATGAATTTTGACGATGAAACAAAATCCGGATACTCCTATCGCGAAAATGTTCCGCATGTTTTTGCACCCGATAATATCGGCAATTATAGTTCAAAAATTAAAAGCATTTGCGATAATATTCGTAAATCTGAGGGTATAACACTCATTTATAGTTTCTATATTGACGGAGGTGTTATCCCGATTGCTCTCGCACTGGAAAGTATGGGTTTTACGCGATATAGTGGGGCCCACGGACATTCACTTTTTAGTAAACCCTCTGTGCCACCTATTGATGCGATCACCGGTAAACGACGCAATGAGATGGCTAAAGATGAGACCTTTTTTCCCGCAAAATATATTATCATTTCCGGTGATAAAAGTTTGTCGCCTGATAATATCGGCGAAGTAAAGGGGGTCACCGGCGACGGAAACTATGACGGGCGATTTATTAAAGCGATTATTATTTCCAAATCCGGCACAGAAGGTATCGACTTTAAGAATATTCGACAAACACATATCCTTGAACCATGGTATAATATTAACCTCGTAGAGCAAACGATCGGAAGAGGCGTCCGCAACTGCAGTCACAAGAATCTTGAATTTGAAAAGAGAAATGTGCAGATATTTTTACATGGGTCTGTGCTATCATTGACCCCCAATATTGAAGCTGCCGATATTTATTTATACCGACTTTCAGAAAGAAAAGCGAAACAAATCGGTGAAGTAAGTCGCGTCTTGAAAGAAAGTGCAGTAGACTGCTTGCTCAATATCGACCAAACCAACTTTACCGATAAAAACTTTAGCGAAGCGTTGGGGGTGGGTGCTGACAATCAAATTATCCAGATTCTTTCCTCCTATGATGAAGCGTCAAAGACGAGTATTCAAATTCCATATCAAATCGGTGACAAAGATTATTCTTCAACGTGTGACTATATGGAATGCCTATACGAGTGTAAACCGACCACGTCGCGAAGGAATATTGGGTTCAAAAAAGACATATTTACGGATACTATACTAACCATGAATACGGACAAAATTGTGCAAAGGATTCGCGATATATTTAGGGAACGATATTTTTATAAACGAACCGCGTCGAGTAGAAAAATAGACGATATTTCGAGTGACCTTATTGCAACGATAAACTACAACAAAAAATATCCCATTGAGGCGATTGATATTGCATTGACACAGCTTATCGAAGATAAGAACGAATTTATTATTGATAAATATGGGCGGTATGGTAGACTGACAAATATTGGAAATTATTATTTTTTTCAACCTCTAGAATTGAATAATCCGATTATCCCGCTGCGCGATCGACAACGTCCCGTTGATTTTAAACGTGAGAAAATAATATTTGCCCCACAAAAGAAACAAGAGTCGGTCGAAGAAATACGCAAAAAATATGAAGCGCGAATGAAGAAAAGTGTTGTAAAGCAGAGAAAAGATCAAGGAGAAGAACCCGGTCTTGAAGAGCTTGAGGGGTTTGAGGAGGTTGGAGAAACGAGAGAAACGAGAGAAGCGAGAGAAATGCAAAAAAAATTAGAAAAAGAATACGATACAGATGAAGAAACTCTGATGGAAATGATATCATCTTTTCGCAGAGAACCCAAATTGTTAAAAAAACTGCGAAAGTATTATGATACTGCAATAAAGGAGCAAAAACCAGAACGTGGGAAAACAGACTGGTATCATAATGTTGGGGTAGTATTAAAAAATAAAATGAATTTCATCCCTGAGATGATGCAAAAAGAATTCATAGTTGCACATATATTACAGGAATTAAATATAGACGATAACCTTACTCTTTTGAATTATATTCTTACTGCAGATAGGCAAAGAATTCTTGATATGCGAGCTGTTAATCCCATCAAATACGAATTTGATAGTATGATGGAAGAGTATTATCATTCTTTAATTTTATCGTCATCTGTTTTAAAAAAGAATGCCATATTACTTATATCAAAAAAAGGAGAGCTGGAATTATACATAAGAGATGAAGAAGTTGGTAGATGGACTCTAGGAAATAAACCAGATTTCAAATACTTTAATGCCGATATTTTAGCAAAATTTTTCATACCTAAGGAATCTATCGGAAGTATATTGGCACCCTATGTCGGATTTATTACAAATATTTCTATCGGCAACTATAGCGTGTTTGTATTTAAAACAAAACAAATTTCCGGTGCTGGTGCTGGTGCCGATGCTAGCGTTGGTTTAGGAACATCATCAAGTGTCGTTAAAGGAAGCAGTATTGCAGCAAGATGTGACCAAGCAGGTAGAGCAAAAATAGTAAGCAATATGTTATTAATACTAAACGATGAACGTATTACAAGAATATTGTCACGTATGACAGAAAGAGAAAGCCATGACTATATGGATTATGATTTACAAGGTGAATTCAAGGAAATAATGCGAAAAGAAGGTAAATTAGAAAATTCACCCGCAATTAAAAGATTATTAACCATTTTAGGTTACTCTTATGAAACATTTCTAGATATGTATCAAAAAAAAACATTGTTATATGATGCCAACTTTACAAGAATCGCAAAGTTATTTATTAATCGTATAAAACTAGTTACACCTTATGTTATGCAAACCCAAATTGAAAACGGATTTAAGAAATCGTCAAGTGAAACGGCGACGGCAGCGGCAGCGGCAGCGGCAGCGGCAGCGGCAGCGGCAACAGCAAAATCAAAAGTGCCATCAAAACGAAAAGAAAAAGAAAAAGATATAGCTACATCAAAGGTAGTCAAATCTATGTTAAGTGTCATAGATTATCCTGAAGCGGAATTTGTCGAAAAATATAAATCAAACACATTAAACTATGATGATATTCATTTTCCATTTAGTATTAAAAATAATCGTAACACAACAGAAGTAGAATTGTGTATAATGCAAGAGTTTCTTTTACGTTTTTATGATAAGGAACAAGAAGAAAATAAACGATGGTTCTTTTCGCCTGTCGAAGTTTTAATAAATACGATTTAATTATCCTATATTTCTACACATTAAAGTCCTATACATTAAAATAATAATAACATAAAATAATATAAAATAATTAACTATTATACGTTATACGTCTATGTCTATGTCTATGTATTCAAGAAAAAGCAGCAGGGTAGGGATGGGGATGGAAGCAGGGATATCGAGTAGAAGAAAAGGAAGCAGAGGTGATGGTAGGGATGGTGCAAACGCGTCGCTTTATATTAGAAATATTATTACCAAAAAGTTGTCTATTCCTGTAAAATATGTCGGTGCCAATATTAAGCAAGTTCTTGAAGATATTCTGAAAAAAGATTTTGAAGGGAAATGCTGTATTGATGGATATGTTAAAAAGGGGTCGTCAAAAATAATAACTTACTCGTGTGGTAATATTTACGGGAATATTGCGATATTTACAATAGTATTTGAGTATTTGGTTTGTAATCCGCCAAATGGAATGCGTATTTCGTGTATCGTAAACAACATAACAAACGCCGGAATTATGGCAAATGCAAATAACTCGGATATTTCTCCAATAAATGTTTTTATTGCAAGAGACCATCATTATAATATTCCTTATTTTTCACAACTTGCAAACGACGATGTTGTCATGGTTCGCGTTATAGGACAACGTTTTGAATTAAATGATAGTGCAGTTTTTATTATTGCAGAACTGGAAGAACAACTCGAGCGAGGAGGTGAAGAACTTGTATTCAATTCAAAAAAAACAACCGAAAATCCGAAAGAAGTATCTGGTGCACAAGAAGTAGAACAACAGGAAGAAGAACAACGGGAAGTAGAACAACAGGAAGAAGAATCTGGTGAAGAAGAAGAATCAGACATACAAAATAAAGCAGGACCTGCGAAAAGTCCACTATCAATTATTGTAGAAGAAAGTGAAGGAATGATGAAAAGTTTATTTCCAAGTAGTAAAAGTGGCGAAGAAGAACAAGAACAAGAAGAAACAGAAAATCCTGACGAGTAAACCTTTTATATCACTTTTTATATTACTATTATTAATAATAATATAAAATTGAAAACCATTATAAATAGAATATTATATATTAAATCATACACATCTGTAAAGTCAGTTTATTCGTTTATCCTATATTTGTTACCCCTGCCAAACAAACTATCAAATGCCCAGAAAGTCCACCAAAGTTGTAAATGACGTTGCTCCAATCTCAACCTTGCAAGTCGATCCTGCTCCTGTTCCCGTTCTTTCTCTCAAGTCTGATACTAAAAAAAGAGCCCCTGTAAAGCGAGCAAATCAAAAAAAAGATGCATTGTCGCCACCTACTATACCATTGGTTGATGAAACCACGCCACTCCCACAGCCACCACCACCACAACCACAACCACAACCTATACAAGTAACAGACAATGTGAATACATTTAATATTCATATTAATCATGTAAGCGATGATGGTAACATTATTGAAAATACATTTTCAACATCGTATTCACACACCAATGGAAATAGCAGCGGGAGCGGCAGCGGCAGCAGCAGCAGCTCCGACAATAATACCGATACCGATAACGATACCGACGAAGATAGCGACTATGATACAAAATTCAAAAATTCATCATTATCTTTGCCAGCCTCTATCACTGCTGCTATTAATTCGTTGCTTGCATCGACTGCTTCCATGGTGCCCGAAGACGAGAATCCGCTTTATACGATTCAACAAATAAACTATGATATTTTGATACCATTTGTTCTCATCAATATGCATGCTTCGAGTAGAGAAAATATCATGGCACTACTACATACTACGCTGATTAGTTGTATTGAAGGCAGGTGTATTACAGAGGGGTTTATTAAACCACGCTCGACGCGGATTATTGATTTCAAATGCGGCAAAATCATTGCAAAAAATGTGCAGTTCAATATTGTAATCGAATGTCTTGTGTGCAATCCACGTGCACAATCTGTTATTAGCTGTGTTGCGAAAAATATAACACAGGCAGGAATACGTGCACTTTCAGACGATGAATATTCTCCTATAGTCGTATATATTACTAGGGACTTTGGAGTTGATTCTGATAAAACATATTATAATTCAATCAAAGAAGGGGATAAAATAAATATTAGAGTTATCGGAAAACGATTTGAAATGAATGACAAACATATACAAATTATCGGATTTCTGGTTCATCCAAAAAAAGAACGCATTAGTGTTGCGAATCCATCCCATTCTAAAAAATCATTCGTGGCAGCATCACCCTTGCATACAACAATCACAGAAGAAAAAGAAGAACCGGTTGCAAAAACTGGTTCGGCAAAACGTGCACCTCGTAAAAGTAAAAATGCACTTAGTATCACAAACGATACAGATAACAATGTGATTACTATTACATATGATGCAGATATTGATTTGCCGAAAGCACCGAAAGCACCGAAAGCACCCAAAAAATCAAAAAAAGAAAGTGTAGGCGTCGGTGCCGGTACCGGTGAAGCAGTCGCGGTAACAAACGAATAAATATTATTCTAAAAAAAAAAAAAAATGTCTCAACTACCTTATGGCGTATGACCAAATATAATATTAGTAGTAAAAAATATATAGAAAGATTTTTTTATTTTAAGTATTGCGAATACTCAAAGTCAAGAGACATCATGACTCATATAGATAATCAAGATACCAATCAAGAAAAAATAAAGTTTTTTGTAAATAATTTAAAATCATTAAAAGATAAAATAGAATCTGTTAATATGTTTCACCAAATAGAAATTCTTAGAATATTTAATGACAACCATGTTTATATCACCGAAAATAAGAATGGTATTTTTATTAATCTCACATATGTAGATTCAAGTATTCTTGATAAAGTTTACAAATATTTAACCTACGTGAATAAACAAGAAGATCAATTGAATGAAATCGAAGAGGAAAAGCAGAAGATTGCATCTTCGTTTTTTTCGTAAGTAAGCAAGTATTATAGTTTCGTAATATTATTATTAAACTATAATAAAGGTATTTGGCGGTATATACATAACACGTGCAAAGCATTACATATAGCAAAATGAAAGGCAGTAAATACGACAAAGGAAATAAGTCAGTTGCCGAATCACTAAATGCAATAGTTAAACCGCATCTTGTAACTATGTCAGAACAATATAATGTATATGCAAAGGCGATTTTAGAAATGGAGGATAAAATAAAGACACTGAAACAAATAATGTTATCACAAGATTTTTTGAATAATATTCGTGATGTAAACTTATCGCGTGGTCTCAGTGTCGGCGTCGGCGTCGGAGCTGGGGCCAAGACTAGAGACAATAAAAAGGAAAATACTATTTTAAGCAATATTGAATTGGAGGCACCGACACCGACCCCGACCCCGACCCCGACCACGATCACATCCGAAAATATCACAAACATCCAGAAACTTTCATTTTTTACACCTAGACAAAAAAATTCATTGTTTTGGTGTTTATATATTATCGTGAATGGTTTGTCGGGTTATGAATATGAAAAAAATTACTTTACCGCCGAACAAGAGTTTAAAGTAAAAACGATTGAACGAATCAAAAAGGGCGAAAATAAACAAATATTAAAACAACACAAAATGTCAAAAAATATGATCGAGTCAGGTCTTATGGGGTCTGGGACATCTGGAATTTCACCTAAAATTTTATATGCATTATCGTTGTTTTATAATGTTAATATTTTTTATATTTATAAAAAAACATACTATGAAATGTTTGCGGATACCAACGCCAACGACAATTCCAAAGTATATATTATTCGATTTGACCCCGATATAAATTATTATTCTGTTTGTTTGGGGGTGGGTTTGGATGAGGGTCTGGATGAGGGTCTGGATGAGGGTAAAACAAAAATAATTGAATATATAGAAAATATTAAAAAAACTTGTTTAAAATTAGATAATCTAGACGATATAAATAAGCCATTGCGTCCTATTACGTCTTATTCGCAGACTGATTTGGTGAATATTGCAGCAAAAATAAATATCTTAGATACACGTATTTTGGACGAATCTTCGGGGAACACAAATACAAAGAAGAAAGTAAAATCAAAAACTAAAAACGAATTGTATACTGAAATCATGGAAAAGTGTTTATGATTTTGTGCTTTTGTGCAATCTAATTAGTATTATTATAATTATTCAATAACAACGCTAATAATTATAATATAAAATTGAATATGATATAAAATAATATGTAGAATTATATATACCAGAACATATTTACTGAACCAACATAGTATAGTATAATATAAATATGTCACGCTCTACAACTACCCCATCGTTATCATCAAAACAAAAATCACAATCACAAAGTTTGCGTGCTGCACCTGCATCCACGTCAACGTCCACGTCCACGTCTCAACAACAAAAAGACATGTTTAATATCCTTACACAAAAGTATTTAGACAACGTTTTAAATCGCGATGATGGGATATCGGAACTAGAGGTGAAATTCGGCACAAAAAATATTAAACAGATTACCAAAAATGATTTTGACAATGTATTTAAAAAATTAATTTCATCTGGGTTTAGAGTCAGTATGTCCCAAGAGTATAGTCTCAAAATTCAGTCCGAATTCACAGACGAAAATACAGGCAAGACCAAGTTGTCCGATGTTCGCACCGAAATATATGGGCTAAGCGATATCCAAAAATATTGCAGAACAGATTCTCTCGAAGACTTAAACTACCGCTTTGTAAAAAAATCGGCAGCCATGGAAGGTTCAGAGTATATTCGACCCGTCAGCATTGACGACTTCAATTTTCGTATTTCCTATCAAAAAGAACGCATTATTCCTGCTGCATCCGGACTCGCTCAGTCTATTCTTTCAAATTGGCAAAACAATAAGAAAATATTTCGATACTTAAACCGAACAACACTTGTTCATGATAATTTCCCATTTCATGTCGATATTTCCATCGTAAAAGAATCCCATCGAAGGGACGGATATATGACACCGGAATATACATTTAAATCCGCGCAGATTACTGCCTGTGAACCCAAATATGAAATAGAAATTGAAATGGACAATAAATCAGTCGGTCCAGGAACACGTCTACAAAATGGAATTGTCGTTGCCGATATATTGAGAACAGGGATTAAACTGGTTTTAGCCGGTATGCAAGGAACTAATTTCCCGGTATCTTATCACGAGCTGGGATTGGTTGCAAAACAATACTACTATATGTTATATCCTCATGAAAAGGAAAGGGGGGGTGCGCCGGGGGTGGGGCGAGGACAAGAAGGGCGTTTATCTACACATGCCGACGAGAATATAAAACTCATTCCGCATCATTTTATCGGACCATCTTCATATACATTGCAAGTATTAAATATTGCATCTATTAATCCAGACTGCACTATTCCAAATATTCGGACAAATTTTAGTGTGACAGATAAAGCAGACGGAATGCGTAAAATGTTATATATTGCACTAAGCGGGCGTATATACCTAATAAATACGAATATGGATATGGAATTTACAGGTGCAATTGCACAAGAAGATAAACTATACAATACGTTAATCGACGGCGAGCACATTTTGCATAATAAACACGGCGAGTATATTAATCTGTTTGCTGCATTCGATATCTACTTTATGGGTGGACGTGATATTCGCAGGAATGCATTTATAAATATATCCATCGAGGAGCAAAATATTATGCGTGCCCGCGAATCACTTATGCGCGACCCGGAAGATATAGACGCAGAAGAAGAGTTTAAACGAGAACAGGCGCGGTTAAGTGAGTTTGGTAGTGCGGAAGCTAATTTTGAGTCTAGTAAAGCACGCAAAAGTCGCGCAGGCGAAGCGGGGCAAGAAACTGAAGCAACCGGCGCAACAACTGCAACAACCAGAAATCCAGAAGCTTCGCGTATTGAATTATTGAAGCAAGCAATCCAGGCTATGAATATTCGGGCAGTAATTCAAGGCGAAGTCCCCCCCATAAAAATACACGTCAAAAAATTTGAAATTGTTTCAGGCGAGAAAAATATATTCATGTGTTGCAAAACTATTATTGCCGGCCAAAAGGCCGGTGTATATGAATATAATACCGATGGTCTTATTTTCACACCAACCAATACCGGGGTTGCCAGTAATAAAATCGGCGTTGCCGGCCCAATGCATAAAGTAACATGGGATTTGTCTTTCAAGTGGAAACCACTCAATCAAAATACGATTGACTTTCTTATTACTACAAAAAAGAATCCAACTACTATGACCGACTTTGTGGGTAATATATTTGAAGGTGGGATTGATACGTTGCGCAGCGAGCAATTACAACAATATAAGACGATTATTCTCCGCGTCGGTTATGACGAACGCAAACACGGCTACCTTAACCCATGTGCCGCTATTATCGACGATAAAATTCCGGCCGCGAGTGACGTGGATCTCGAAGAAGGATATAAGCCGCTCCCGTTTTATCCTACAAATCCATATGACCCGGATACGCATATTTGCAACATTCCTTTGCGCGAAGATGAAAACGGCGTGGCGCAAATGTTTACTGCTGAGAATGAGATATTCGACGACGAAACAATAGTAGAATTCAGTTACGATGCAAGTCGTCCCAAACATTGGCAGTGGATTCCACAGCGTGTTCGCTACGACAAGACGTCGGAGTATCGCAAGGGAATCAAAAACTACGGCAATGCTTATCATGTCGCAAACAATAACTGGTATTCGATTCATAATCCGATTAGCGAAGAAATGATCACTACGGGCGAAAATATTCCCGATGAATTGGCCGACGACGATATTTATTATAACAGGAGTAGTGGAAGCGGGGATAGTTATACAAGAGCGATGCGCGACTTTCATAACCTCTTTGTCAAGCGAATGCTCATTACCAAAGTCGCTGCAAAAGGAAACACGCTTATTGATTATGCAGTTGGAAAAGCCGGCGATTTCCCGAAATGGATTGATGCCAAATTGTCGTTTGTATTTGGTATCGACTTGTCGAAGGACAATATTGAAAATCGTCTTGATGGAGCATGTGCGCGTTTTTTGAACTATCGCAAAAAGTTTCATTCGATGCCTTATGCGCTATTTGTAAATGGAAACAGCAGCACGAATATTAAATCTGGACAAGCCATGTTTAGCGAAAAGGGCAAACAAATCGTCCATGCTCTATTTAACGAAGGACCCAAAGATGAAGGATTGCTTGGGAAAGGCGTTTATCGGCAATACGGGAAAGCCGCCGATGGGTTTAATATATCGTCGTGTCAATTTGCACTGCACTACTTCTTTGAAACGATTGAGAAACTGAATAACTTTATTAAAAATCTGAGCGAGTGCACAAAAGTAGATGGGTATTTTATCGGCACATGTTATGATGGAAATGTCATGTTTAATGCGCTAAGGGGTGTCGAAAAAGGACAATCTATTACACTTCGCATAAAAGATACAAAAGTATGGGAAGTCGCCAAAGACTACTCGAAAACTACATTTGATAACGATATTAGTTGTGTAGGATACGCGATAGACGTGTTTCAAGACTCCATAAATAAAACGATCAAAGAATATCTGGTGAACTTTACGTATTTTACGCAACTTATGGAATACTACGGATTTCAACTATTGAGACGCGAGGAAGCAGTGGCATTAGGGCTGCCAAATGGCGCGGGGATGTTTTCGGAGTTATTCGCAAGGATGGAACAAGATGTCGAACAAGACCAGCGGCAGAAGAATAGATATGGCGGTGCGATCTATATGACACCAATTGAGAAACAGATATCATTTTATAACCGGTATTTTGTATTTAAGAAAGTTGCGAATGTTGATGTTGAAGACGTATTTCGTAGTGTTACTGGCGTTCATGTATTCCAAGAAAAGATGAATTTGGCGGACTCTGCGAGTGTTCAAAAACTGGCGTTGCAACTTACAGGCGAGGGTGCAGCATTGTCGTCGGCGAAAGAAAATCTTGTGATGTCATATCGTGCGTCAAAAGTAGCCGACTTGGAGAAAATGGGGGCAGAAGCAGGGGTATTGGAACCGGAAGACTTGGATTCTGGTATATCACCCAAAAAGAAAGATGCAACTATTTCGAAACTATTTGGTTCTTCAAAACCGAAAAGTAAAAAAGCAGAGGTGTCGTCTGCGTCTACGTCCGGAACCGGAACTGGAAAACTAGTTGTTAAGAAGAAATCTGTCCTTGAACCCGTAAGTTTAGGAGCAGCAGTATCCGCATCCGCATCCGCATCCGCATCCGCATCCGCATCCGCCGCTGCTGCATCCATCGTAGGAAAGTCAAAATCGGGAACAAAGGCTTCGCTTTTAAAACTTGGGAAATTAAGTTTGGGAAGTGCAAGCACAAGCAAGGGCGATGAATAATATTAAACAATATTAAACAATATTGAATAATATTGAATAAAAAAAATAATGTTTATCTGTTAAACCATCTAAACATTATTCGTATTATCATATAACTATATTTTTAAAATATAAATAAATGTCATATTATAATTTATCGTGTATTTTAGATAAAGAAACTTATAAAAAAATATTTTTTTCTCCTCATGAAACACATAAATTGGAAGAAAACGGAAACGGAATACCTTCAGAAACTAATTATACTTATATTTCCAATTCATTATTTGACTTTTTATCAAGATTTAAAAAACAGATCGAATTATCAGCAGAAGCATGGGACACTATTAAAAAATACACAAACCCATATGAATTCATTCATACTATTATTCCTGGTAGTAAACTTTCTGTAAGTAAACTAAAACCACTATCCCGTTCTTTTTATAAAATGATAGAATTATGGAAAATGTTTAAACTTGGCGATTTTAGAGAAAATATACAAACATTTCATCTCGCAGAGGGCCCGGGGGGATTTATTGAAGCAACGGCTTTTTTGCGTAAAAATGTAAATGATAAATACTATGGCATGACACTTATAAATAATGACCCGGGGTGCCCAGGGTGGAAGAAAAGTCATCAGTTTTTAGAAGCGAATAAAAACGTTACTATTATAACCGGCGAAGATGAAACGGGAAATTTGTTACACAAGGATAATTATATTTATTGTGTGAATAAATTCAAACATACTATGCACATTATCACGGCGGATGGCGGCATTGACGTATCAAACGATTTTAATAAACAAGAGGAATTGGTAAGTAAATTAATTGTATCGGAAGTGATATACGCCATAACGATGCAAAAAAAGGGCGGACATTTTATACTTAAAATATTTGATATTTTTTCAAAACTGACGATTGATATTTTATATATTTTGACGCGAATGTATTCTGAAGTATATATTACCAAACCATTCACAAGTAGGCTGGCAAACTCGGAAAAGTACATAGTATGTAAGAATTTTTTATTGGATGAAACGGATTGTGAAATGTTTATAAATAGTTTTACTAATGAATTTGAAAAACTCACACAATATGATAATATAGTTTCATTATTGAATTTTGAATATGACTATTATTTTTTGAACAAAATCGAAGAAATTAATATTATAATGGGTCAAAAACAGCTGGAGAATATTATTACAACATTAAATATCATCAGTAGCAGAAATAATCACGATAAAATAGATTCATTGAAGAAAACGAATATACAAAAGTGTATTTCATGGTGCGATAAATACGATATAACGTGTATAAAATTATTGTCGTCTAATAATATATTTTTATCTGGGATATACGACGACGCTACATATATGTCTTCTACGAATGCTACTACTACTACTACCGCAAATAGTGCAAATAGTGCAAATAGTGCAAATACTACAAATACTGCAAATACCGCAAATAGTGCAAATATTATTTGTAGTGGCGGCAGTAATAGTAACTCATTAAAAAGAAATACATTTTTAAAAAATAAAAATCATACTCATAAAAATACCGGTAATAGAAAAAATGAGAGTAATGATTGCACTAGCACAACCACCAACAACACACCACCTCTTCATCAACACGAACATGATGTATCTAACATAGTATCCAATATAGTAGACAATATTATTGAATGTGTATCAAATACAGATGGAGAGTAGCCTATAACTCGATAGTTATCAGGATTAGACGCAGGTAGGATATGGATATATAAGAGGTGAGAAAAGGTGAGAAAGGAGAGAAAAGGTGAGAAATGATATAATTATATATACACACGAATCTTTATTACTTATATCTATTTGTGTGCATAACTATTGTTTTTGTTTTTAAAAATTCTCCAATATTTATTTGATATTCATTGCCTTTAAAAATAAAATCTTGATTATCAATAAATACGATATCATTCATATACATTATAAACGCTACACCACAATCTTCAATAACATATGGATATGAATTTGTAAACCGATCGTGATGCAATATATTAAAATTTACTTTTTCCATATGATTTACCAGTATCGAACATGCCTTGTTGGACAAAAAGAAAAAAACACCAGCTGCGCCATATATTTTTGGACGAGTAGCATATGAATATACCTGTATACCTTTTAAATTATGCTGGGGATTCAAAAAATCTTCAGGATGTTTTTCGTAGTATCTTGTCATAAAATGGTCTATACCTATATTTCGTAATACATTTTTATTTACACATTTATAACTTTTCCCAAATGCGGACTGACCATAGTAATCATATTTTCTTGAATTTAAAAATATAGATAGATTTTTCTCGTTAAAAACCAAATCATCTCCACATCGTAATACCCCTTCTTTAATATCAAATATTTCATATACCGCTTTTATCGATAATGCCAATTTTTTTAATAAGTGTAGATACGAATCTTCGCATCTTATGTATAAGTAATTTTTACCACGTGTAGTTTCGTTGTTTTCGTAGCAGTAATTTGTTTGCAAAAAAAAATCACCTATAACATATACAACTTCCCAATTCATATAAGAGGTATTTTTTAAATTTATTTCTTTTAATCTTGTTTCTTTATGCTTCTGACATGACAAAATAAGAATAATGCCGTTTACTTCTTTTTTTGTTGACATACGTAAATAGTAAATACACCACAATACCAAAATATAATATATACGAGTTTAATATATTTTGGTATTATACGATAAAAATATATTAAAATTATAATAGGATAGTATAATTATAATAGGTTAGTATAATTACAAATAAAAAAACAAGATGCAAGCAACACTAAATGTATTATATAAAACAATAAAAACAAAAAAGAAGAAGGAACGTTTTGAAACTATCCTTGAACCCCTTCAAGCGTTACTACAAATCGCTTATTTATCTTTTACACCAATTGGAACAAAGCTAACTATTCACAACAATATATTATATATTCAGCCTCCTAATTATTCGCAATCGATAGTTCGGTGGTATAACAATGATACACAAGAAGACTTGTTTTATTTATTTAATATTTTTTATCGGTTTAAAAAATTTTATTATTTTTTATGCGACGCGAATGGTGTTGGGGATGGCAGCAATGGCGGTAATAGTGGCACAATCGGTGCAAGCGTAGCAGTAAAAGATTGCGACCATTCTTCCAAAATAGTAAATAAAAAACTATATGAATTATTAATTGAGCTTGCAAAAAATGGAATAGGTAACTTGATTCGAACCTATGGGCAAACCGAAAAAATACATATTTTACATACGCTACAAATGTATAAAAACATCCTTGAAACAGATTCAGAAATAACAAAACAAAATCAACGTCCCGATGTTTATAATCACGAATTAGATAATTTAATTGTTTCTCACCCTTCTCACCTTTCTCACGATACACAAAGAGACAAAACAAATAAGAAAAAGACAAAGAATACACAGCAAGTCTTGCAAGATGATGTAAACGAAGAAGAGCATGAACAAGATAAAAGTTCTCACAAAAATACTAGCAAACCTATCGACACAATCAGCACTAAAAAAATCGACGATGTTTTCATACGAATCACCGACATATATACACAAGAAATATACTATATTATATACAATACACTCATACTTATGGATCAAAACGAGAATTCTTATCAAACACTCATTGATGGATTAAATAAAATACTAGAACCAACAAATATAAAGGTTAAAAAGTGGATTGATGAAAATATTGTTTTTTAAGTGTGTTGTTCTTATTTATATTTATTTTATAGAATTTCGGTGAAATGGAGAGTGTTGGTTATGAAACGAATGATGTAATGTTTTTCCAATTCTATTTTGGATTTTTCAAAAATGGACATTTATAAATGTCCAATTTTCATTTTTCAGTTTTAGATTTGAAAAAAACATTGAAAATCACACTCAGACCATAATGCTCTCATTTGCTTTTTTTAGTTGATTTTTTTGTTACGATAACTTTTTGGACTTTTTTAGAATATTTATGAAAATGATTTAGGCATTTTTTATATTACTCTATATATATGAAAAATGGAGAAAATGGATAACCAAAAAAATGCCGAAAAATGCCACATTTTTGTCTGCGAAAGTTGTGACTTTAAATGCTGCAAAGAATCTAACTATAAAAAGCATATTGAGACCATAAAGCATAAAAGAGTAACCGGGAGTAACAAAAAAATGCCCACAAAGGAAGATGAAACTTTTAACTGCATATGTGGTAATAGTTATAAGTATAGACCGGGTCTTGCAAAGCATAAGCGTTCTTGTCTCGTTTATAAGTCTCCCAAAGAAGTAGAAGTAGACTTATTGGAAAACAACGACCACTATATTTGCGACAATATTAAAGAAACGTTTAAAGACATAGACGATGATATTTTATCTTCTGATAGTAAAGACACTATAACAAAAAACATGTTTATAGAACTGATAAACGATAATAAAGAAATGATGAAAATAATAAAAGAACAACAAGAGCAAATAAAAAAACAACAAGAACAAATAATTAGTATAATACCTAAAATAGGTAACACAACCAACAATACAACCAATAACACGATGAATAATACAACAAATAATTTCAATCTAAACGTTTTTCTAAATGAGAAGTGCAAAGATGCTCTCAATATATCGGACTTTATTGACTCGCTAAAAATCACACTAGATGACCTAATATTTTCAAAAAAGAATGGCATTTCACGTGGTATAACGGATGTTATGATAAAGGGTCTCAAAGAATTGGATGTGTATAAGCGTCCAATTCATTGCACAGATATTAAGCGCGATATTATGTATATTAAACATGAAGACAAGTGGCATAAAGACGAGAATCACGCAACAATGAAAAATACAATCGTAAAAATCGCCGACAAGGAACGAACAGCGTTACAGCAATGGGCAAATGATAACCCCGACTGGATAGAAACAGAACAAAAACAAATCGAATACCTGACGATGGTGCGTTCGATATGCGAACCGATCGAAAATTATGAGAACTACGAGCGTAAAATAATAAAACATATTGAGAAGGAAATAGTAGTAGATAAAAATAATTGTTAAAAATTTTGATACCCTTTTCTTTCCGGACACTAGTCGTCTGCTTCCAATTTCACCCACGTTTCTTTGCGTGTATCATCGGATAAAAACCCCTTGATTCTTCGTTTCACTTCCGGGAATGCAATATTTATTTTATGCGATTCGCCATTCTTTATGTATTCGTTTATTATTTTATACATCTTGCGAATAGGCTCATAACTCATATTTAGGTTAAATTCATTTAGTCTATGAATTATTGGTTTTATATCTGCAACTCGTTCTTCTTTTGTCTTTTGGAATGGAAGTAGTTGCGGTTGCGGTTGCTTAATAGTGCTACTATTTTCCATATTTTCCGTCATTATAAATATACTTATAATATTATAATTACATTTATACTTATTTATACTTATTTATACTTATTTATATCTTATTTATATCTTATAAAGTCACAACTACCTTTAAAAACATTTCAATTTTTTTCCATTACGATGATTGCCGTCATTTGATGTATTCCTAACTGCACAACCTTGTATAACCGGTTTTGTCTTTACATAATAGTTTTGCGATATATTTGCTCCTTGGTATAGACCCGCGTTCGCAGCGGATGCGCCGGCTGCACTATAAAAAACGGAACCATTTAAAAGCAGAGAATTCGTCGCAAGCTGTTTTGTGCGGATAGAACCACAAACTGCACCTTGTTTTGCAAATGTTACGTTATTCGGTTTATAAATAGTCTGCGATTCGCAATATAATGGCTCGGCAACAAGTTTACCTGCAAGCGGTGAACCTGAGGTTGTAGTATCAACTATATAGTAAAAACTCGTCGCATTCAATGTTTCAAATAGTATGCGATACGTAGTTGATGTATTTATATATACATTTTGGGGAAAATAGAATGCTAAACTTGCTTCACTAAAAGAAGGAATACCGGGCGAATATGGGCTTATAAATGTAGTTTCCGTATTTTGGCTAACGCATATAATATTGTTTGCCAAGTCATATACTATTGCACGCATAGAAGATCCAATCGACGGAAAATTAACATAAAATCCCGCTAATACATAAGAAAGTCTGCATCGTATTTTAGGGGTAAAATTTGGTGTTACGATACTATTCACAGGACCAAGTGATGATACACCACTCGCATAGTTGTATATATTAAAAAAATCGCCCTTAAATGTAATACTTCCAAACACAACGGGTGCAACAACTTGCGGACCGGTTGGGGTATTATTCGGCCAAAGCGGCTCGCCTCCGGGAGTAAAATATGTCACACCATTTGCCGGATTCGTCGACATATTTTGCTCATATGTTTGGCACCTCGACTGCAACTTTGCACGTGTTGTCTCATAATATGCCTGACTATTGTATACGACCGACCTGCGTATTCGATTGGATTGTGGCGAACAATTGATACATTTTGTATTATATAAACCAGTTATTATTTTATATGCGGGATTAATAGGGTCGTTTATGTCGGCTTCGGTTGCATCGTAGGGTATAGTATTAGAGCCGTTGTTTTGAATCGTCACGTCATTTAGGGGTGTCGAATATTTATCTCCTTGTGTTTCATAACCGAATTTGTTGTTTGCAATAATATATGAATTGCCGCCTTCGTTACCAACACATGCACAATCGTTGTCATAGTGATAAACACCAGCGCCTGGTTTGTCAAGAGTGGCAATAGTAGCAGTGCGCGAATTATTCGATGGACCTTTTCCGTTATTGTTGTATACACGCAACTGACGTCGCCAATGTTTTAATGGACGTGCCTTGAAATCCGGACCATTAAAATCGGCGGAGTTTATATTTGGATGAACGCCGTTTGCATTCGGACGAGTCCATCCTGGTATAATCAGCATACCTGTATCTACTTTCGTAGGATAATGCGGAACCTTTGTGGTAATGAGTGTATTTGATGTTCTAAAATTAAGAGGTGCATTGATTCTGTCGATTGAGACAACCGGAACTGACATATATATATGTATATAAATATATATAAGTATTTATAAATATTTGTATACGCAAAATAACTATATATCTGCCTAGTCGGCTTAATCATTTTATTTATATTATTCAGGTATATCGGGCAAAGTGTTTATTACACGTTGACTAATAAGAAGCCTAGCCATAGAAGATGAAACTACACGTGAAGAGTCCCGATTGACTTTAAAATCGGGAAAATATTTATCAATAAGTGCGTTAAGATGATAATAATATTCTTGTAACCCTGCTTCGTCATTATTATATTTTATATAATAATCATATATGGTTTTCATTTCGTGTGCGTTATATGGCCTAACACCCCACGAACATCCAACATCATCTAATAAATAAATAACACGTTCTATTTGTTTTATTTTACGCAATAGTTCACTTTTTTTAGCTACATTACTTTTGTCAGTTCTTGATAATTCTTCTAGTAAGTGATTTAATTTCCCACAAATATAACTTATAAATATAATACCATTTGTAGATAGTCGTCCTGTTGCTGGAAACATATTTATACTAATTTTATTTCGTAAAGCAATTTTCACGTAATTATCGCTTAATAAGTTGTGATTGTATATAACCATTTCTAAAAATTTGTCCATATCATACGGAAAATTAGCTATTAATCTTACAACTTTTGATACTTGAGCATCAGCTTTTGATATTCCTGCTGTTCGCATTGACTGAAGAGAAACACCATTTTTAAAAACCAGCAGACCACCTGCAGGTTTAGCACTTCTACTTGGCGCTTTTGAAGGTGGTGGAGGCGTCGGAGGTAGAGATGCACTTCTACTTGATGCTCTGGGTGGAGTTGCACGCGAACGTTTAGAAACACCTCCATACCGCAAACGCTGCCTAGAATATTTTTTACTACGCGTTTGTTTATGTCGTGGTATTTTTCGCCCACTTCGCCCCTTTCGTATTGTATACTTTTTCATTACAATAGATAGTTATAGTCGCGGAGATAAGAGTTAAATATATATACTATTTATATATTTAACTTTATGTGCACAAAATAATATACGTTTTCTATTTCTATGTCTATGTCTATTTCTATGTCTACTTCTTTTCATTATCCTCCGCACTCATGGATGGGTCATAATGCGTGAGTTTTGACAGACCATGGTCGCCGTTTTTGTCAACCACGACATTTTCTGCTTCAAACATATTCTTCTTAATATCGTCTATCGTTGCATCCTCATCCAAACCATCAAAGTTTGCAACATTTGCAACACCAACAAGCTCTCCATCTGCATTGATTGTCTGTGTAAGTTTGTTACCTGATTCCTCCGCCTTCTTCATATTCTCCTCGATTGCTTTCTGCTTTGCCTCCTTGACGCGTTTCTCAAAGTCGTGTTTGGCCATATCCTCGTTCTTCTTCTTATCTGCCATCAGCTGATTCAGTGTCTCCTCCATATATTCGACGCGTCCGGTCTTGTATGCATCCGGATGAAATGGAACCCACATACCGACTTGTCCAACGTAGATATCATGGTTCGAGTCAACCTCGCGCAACAATTTGCAGCGGAGCTCTGCTTCTCCTTGGGTGGGAAAAACGCCGCGAACTTTGATACCCCGCGTCGATGTCTGAAACTGATGCAACTCGCCAAATTTCTGGTCAAGTTGTTCCTCATTGTTATCAATGAATGTTTTATAGTCGTCGCTAATAGATGAAGCAAGTTTAAGCGATTCACACTCCTCCTTTGTAAAATCATTAAAATCCGCCATGAGTTTGTCGAATGAAAGAGAAGGATACTTGAAAGCAACAAAATTTAGAAATTGTGTAAACTTCTCCATTGATTTTTTAAAGTCCCATTGTTTAATAAATTCCTCATACAAAAATTCCTCCTTTTGTTTAATAATCTTTTCCGGGGACACAAAGGATAAACACACAAACTTTTGTCCGGCAATTGGTTTATCTTCTTCCAATAAGTCGACGTATTTAGGATTTTCTTTTCCATCTGGCAAATATTTAGGAGTAACACCTTCGGGTAGCTTATTTGAGAATGACATCTGTTAATAATATTATACATATAATTATTTTATTATTTTAAGTTATTTTACACAACTATTGTTTAATAGTTTAATTGTTTAATTATTTGATATATTTTAAACTATAAAAACTTATTATATTTAGCAATATTGGTTATTATAACAATATAACAATATAACAAAATTATAATATTTTTTTCTACATTATATTTATAATATGTACGGAACACTTGATTTTAGTGAGCTTTTTAAGCGTTTTATTAAGTATATAATTGAAGGTCTTTGCGTGGCCATCGTTGCCTATTCTATTCCTTCTCGCACTCTTAAACTTGACGAGATTGCGTTGATTTCTCTCGTTGCTGCCGCCACGTTTGCTATTTTGGACGTCTACGTTCCCAGCTTGGCGGTCTCTGCTAGAACCGGTGCTGGTTTCGGTATTGGTGCTAACCTTGTTGGCTTCCCTACTCCTCTTCGCGTTTAAATTTAAATTTAATTTAATAAAAAAATAGAATTTACTATTTAAATAATAAAATTTAAATAGTAAATAATACATGTTTTATAAAATATTATTCTGTATTTAATGTAACTATGAGTGGGATCGGCGATGTCACGAGCGATGATGAATCGAATGTCGATGCAATGGGTCGCAAACCTATGAGGCTACAATTATCTAAAATTTTTATGCATATGAATGCAGATAATCGAATTGTTAAATGGGATGGTAAAGACCCGGCGGGACGATGTTCTGTATTTATTTTAAGTAATCTCGAAGATAGTTTTATACATTCCAATACTGATATGGGCGATTTGCGTAGCAAACAATTTGAAAATACACTCAATCCATCATTTAATGCAGCACGGATACCTACTGCATCTTTAATTAGAAGAAATATAGGCTGCCCATTTATAGGAACTTATTTATATCCACCATCATCAATACCAGTCCCGCTCGATAGTATAACTATACATGAAGCTCAAACTTTATTAAAAAATTTAATGGCAAAAGGACATATTTTATATCGTAGAGCGAAAAATACGTTCTGGTTTAAATTTAATGAACTCGAATACTCAAATTTTGATCTTAAAAATCATTTACAATTTCTTCCTATGTGTTTTAAAAGTGAAGGTAACTTTATACACAACACGTTAACTACGAATATTTCAGACAATGGTCGCTTTTATACTCCTTTAAGAAACTATATTCCTCCCGATCCTAGTGTAAGTTTACTTCGTAGTTTAGAAAGGAATTATATAGGTATAGGTAATAAACGTAAACGACCAAATACACCCTCACCCAGACCTACACCCAGACCCTCACTCAGACCTACACCCGGACCCCATAATGGTGGGAAAAGTCGCAGAAAATTAAAAATATCAAGAAGACGAACAAGAAGAGGAACAAGAAGGCGATCAAGAAGATGAACCCGCTGCTGCTGCTGGTTCCGATTCTGGAGCTGAAAATACCAGCACTCTCCCTGGGGGGGTGTTGGATAGCATGCATTTGTGAACGATGAAACACGTAACACTTATTATCATAAATCAGAAACAGGTGAAACCACATGGAAATTACCTCATTAATGATAATGATAAAAAATATTAATATTTTATTTTCTATTTAATTTTTTTATTTTATTACTATATTATATAAAGTAATAAAAACACGATAAAATGAAAGTTTCTAGAAAAGTAGGTAGACGTAGTCGTTGTTCTTATTCCGTTTCTAGTAGAAGATTAAGGAATAAAAAAACTAAAAGTGGTTATAGAAAAAAGCATACCCAACAGGGTGGAAGACGAGGTCGGGGGCATAAACGCGCGCGCACACATAAGCGCGGAAAAAGGTTTCATAGGGGTGGGGAAGGTCCTAATCTACATCGTCGAAATGGTGGCATAGTAGAGATATTTTTATTGAATTCAGCATACCTAGGTGAACATGAATTAACATATTCAAATAATTCATTTTTTAGTAAAAATATAACAAAAAAATTTCACGTATATTATCAAACGTTAGATCATGGCAAACTATATTTACTTAGAATTAAAGATGATAAATTTCATAGATTCCTTTGTTTAGATACACGTCAAAATACAATTACGGAGTTAGAAAATTTTGATACAGGAAATTTAGATAAGTTGGAATTTGAAAGTTTAGATATAGAAACTGGTGATCCTAAAGAAACATGTATATTTAAAAATAATCAAATTAATTCTGATAGTTTTGGTAAAATATTAGATAAATTACACATGCCACCAGTAGTACCCCTCATTGCGTAGGAATAAAAACCCAGTTCAACTCCTCGCATATTTTCTTCCAAATATAATCTTGTTCTATCCTCTTTTCCTTATCTTTCAACATAGGAAAATAGGATAAAAATTCATTCTTTTCCAGAAGTTCGCATAGTTTGTATACTGTATAGTAGTAATTCAAAAAGTTCACCCTATCATGCGGGCAACATTTCGCATACGGCCCTTGAATCTCCATAAAAAGATTGCACAATGTTTCTTCTAATTCTGGTGTCATAGTCGGCGGCTTAATACCAAGTTTATCTTTAATAAATGGAATATGCTCGTAGTATTTATTATAGTCCAGTTTTTTAAGCACCTCTTTCGCTTTGACGTTTGTAAATTTCGAAAGCGGGATTCGCTCCTTTTTCAGCTGTAGCTTAATATTCTCCAACACTTCTTCCGGGATTTGCGTCGTTTCTTTCGCCTGGAATTGTGCAAGGATTTCCTTAAAATGGTTAATACGTTTATACGCATAAAAACACGCTTCTTTTGGTGGCTCCTTATACGACGGCTTTTCATTTTCAATCAAATACGTCACTTGTTTCGCGCACACATTGCAAACCATAATTCCCTCATGTTCGACGGGAATCATTTCACCCCGGTTACATGATACGCATATATCCGTTGCAATAATATAGTCATTCACATTGAAAAATCGCTGGTCCAAATTCGTAAAAAACTTCTGCACGTTGTTATCGTTGACACGATTTAGCTCATTCTCATTTACCGAATTATCCAGTTTAAAAAAAGAATTAAGTTTTTTGGTTTTATTTGTGCCATTTGTTATCTCCTTCTTATTTTCAAAGTAGTCAAAAATATAACTACTATTGTTTAGATAATAGTCTCTTATTTTTCGTTTATTATCCGAGATTTCCTTTTTTATATCATATAACCTGTCATTTAATTCTATTTGTTTTGAAATATTAAGAACACCTGTATCCTTGGTGCTCTTTAGCTTATGTAGTATATCATTTTTTTCCTTATAGAGCGCTGGTAAGCTTTCCGTTTCAATAAGGTTGAATTCTACTTGCAACTCACGATGAACACCATCCAGTGTCATGGTTTTTTTATTATCAACCAAAAATTTTTTGTTTGTCTTGTGTTTGAATGAAGGCATGTTATGTCGAAAAAAAAGTATATAAAGTTTAGAAAAGCAAGTATAAATAAAATGAAGCTGGATATGTATTATATGATATATTTCTATATACTATAACTCTATTATAATGTTATATGCATAAATTTTTTAATATTATATTTCACAATATAATATTTAGAGTGTGCAATATTTAGAGTGTGCAATATTTAGAGTGTGTAATATTTAGAGTGTGTAATATTTAGAGTGTGTAATATTTAGAGTGTGTAATATTTAGAGTGTGTAATATTGTTATGATTTATGAGTTATCTTTTAGAATAAAAAATAACTCATAATAATAACTCGTTATCTGATAACAAACATGATAATACCAACAAGCACAAATAAAAATACTCCCTTAGATATAGTCACGATTAAAAAAACCACATCTAATTATGATGTGGAAACAAAAGTAAACTTAGATATTTTAGACAATATTCAGGTAAAAAGGGAAGTATATTACAAAATGAATTATATTATGAAATATTTAGAAAATCATTGGGCAATAAAAAAAAGAGGAAAAGTATTCTTTTTTAAAAATTTAGAAACATCTAGCAAAGAAATTATAACAGAGGATTATTTAAACCGGCGTATCATTGATAAGTTATATACATCGACTGATGGGGTGCAACATTTAGAGAATTGTGGGGGTGGTGGAGTAACGAGAGAAACGAGAGAAGTAAATAAAAATGATAATCCTATAAAATCCAAAACAAAAACAAAAAAAGATATCATTCCTTTAGAAGACGGGATTAAAGCATTAAAACGTGTAATCGAAAATCAAAAAATTGATATTAATAGTGAAATAAAGAACAAAATATATGTCATGCATTTTGTAATGAATACTTTAGAAAATGGTTGGACGATTCGAAAAAAGAATGACAACTTTGTATTTAGGAAAAAACACAAGAATCGCGATGAAGTATATTCAGACGACTACCTAATAAATTTTTTAAAAATAAATATTACTACAGACAGGCACGCGGGTGCATAGTCATAGTATATGTAAATCGGTGAAATTGGTGAAATCGGTGAAATCGCCGAATTCAATAATTATAACTCATTTATAAAAAACAATTAAGTTTTTTTATAAATTTTTTTTCTTTAGCAATATTATAATAATCAAAAATGGCAGGAGGTCTTATGCAACTCGTCGCTTACGGCGCCCAAGATGTTTATCTTACGGGCAACCCCCAGA